TGCTCACTTGGTAGTGGATGTCAGCAATTGACATTGAAGAAGTGCTCAGGGCTCACTTGGAGTCTATGACTATAGACAAGGAAAGGGGTGCCCCTTTCCGGTCTGAAATGTTGGAATTGGTCTACGGCAATATGGATTATGTTAGAAGTGTGTTTGGTCCGGGTGAACTTACACGGGATCTAATCATTGATTATTTTGACAATGCAAGGACTACTTGGTCAGAGATAGACTATACACACGGCAAGACAAGAAACGAGATAGTCAAATGGTGTAGATCAATGAGTATCAAACCTTTGCATTACTATGCACCTTTAGGTGCCAAAACCATTTGGTTTAAAGAGCCAGAGTCGGCTTTTCTTTGTCGTTTGAAATTTGGTCTTTAATTGACATTAAATAAGTTTAAGTGTATAATAGATACATACAGGAGCAAATATGAAATTCACAGTTAAAGATAGACTCACAAAAGCCCGTGTTAAGATGTTGCTTAAACATCCGTTCTGGGGTAACTTGGCAACTCGTTTGAAGCTAGTAGAGAACAGTGATTGGCTGACAACTGCCGCCACTGACGGTCGCCACTTTTACTATTGCGAGAAATTTATTGAAAGTCTAGACGACGAAGAACTAGTGTTCTTGTTTGGACACGAAGTGGGACACATTGTCTATGACCACATGGGACGTCGTGGAGATAGAGATCCACAGTTATGGAACATGGCCGGTGACTATCTTATCAACGACATGCTTATCCAAAACAACGTAGGTAAGAAGATTACCAAGGTGCCAATTCTTTGGGATCCTAAATTCCGTGACATGACCACAGAAGAAGTCTATGACGACTTGTTTAAGAACGCTGTCAAGATCCAAGTTACTTTGGACATGCATATGGACGGTAGTGGTGAAGAAGGCGAAGGCGAAGGTAAAGGCAGTGACGGCAAGAGCAAGTCCAGTGGTATCAAAGTAGACGAAGAAACTGCTAAAAAGATGCGTGACGAGATGAAGGAAGCTATACTGCAAAGTGCCCAAGCGGCAGGCGCAGGTAACGTCCCAAGTGGTATCAAACGTCTTATTAACCAGTTTACTGCTCCTAAGATGCGCTGGCAAGACCTGTTGCGTATCCAATTGGAATCTAGTCTTAAAAATAACTATTCCTTTATGCGTCCAAGCCGTAAGGCTTGGCATACCGGTGCAGTATTGCCCGGCATGTTGCCAGCAGAAGAATTGGATATTGTAGTTGCCATTGACATGTCGGGTAGTATCAGCAATGAAATGGCACAGGATTTCTTGTCCGAAGTTAAAGGCATGATGGACTTGTACAATAGTTACAAAATCCATGTATTCTGTTTTGACACAGAAGTATATAATCCTGTAACGTTCAGCGATGACTACGGCGATGACATCGCCACATATGAAACAATGGGCGGTGGTGGCACAGACTTTGATGCTTGCTGGAGATACATGAAGGACAACGACATTGAGCCCAAACAGTTTATCATGTTTACAGACGGATATCCTTATGACAGCTGGGGTGATGAAAACTACTGCGACACATTATTTGTTATACATGGCAATGAGCAAATTGAAGCACCATTTGGTGTCACTGCTCACTACACTTTTGACAACGAAACTGTATAAGTTTAATAAATTTTAAATAGGACCTTTGGGTCCTATTTTTTTGACTATGTGCAAGAAGTGTGTTATAATAAGAACATACACTATAAATAAAATAGGTATATAATATATCAACCTTAAGGAGTATTTAAATGAACATTAACGATCTTTCCGTTTTATTTGCGGCTGTCGAACTAGCTGTCAAACGTGGAACATTCAGTATTTTTGAAATTGGTACAGTCGGGCAAGCCGCTGACCGTTTGGGAGCATTCTTAAAAGAAGCCAACGAACAAGCCAAGGCTGCTCAAGAAGCAGAACAAGCTGCCGCAGAAGGTCAAGCACCTGCTGAAGCCGCACCAGAAGCTCCAGTAGAGCAAGCCTAATTAGGAATCGACTATGCCTAAGTTTACTAAACACGTAGGGCAAGTTGTTAGCACAGGTAAGAAATGTGTTGTTGTATTTAGAACAATACCAAATGACACATCTTCTTGCCTTGTTATACAAACAGAAGATATTCCCAGTCTTTATCACGATGACTTAATCAACGCTGTTGAAAGTGATAGTGCCCAAGAAGATATGGATTTCTACAAATATGCTCAACGTACACAATTCCATGATGGAAGAACTATCCTAGAAGGTAGTCATCAGAGTGGTTGGATAGTGAAATATCCAACCACTGAAATTATGATGTTGCCAACATTAGAACATAAAATTCTACTCAGCGATCTTAACCAAAAATTAGATCAAGCAGGTAGAACAACTAGCAGTGATATTAGTCAGCCAGCACCAGAAGGCAAGCCTGCAGGTATATTGGATGAAAAAGACATTGCTAATCAAATGCGTGGACAAGCTGCCTTCTTTCGCAAGGAAGCAGAACGTTTGCTTAAAGAAGCAGACAATTTAGATCCAACAGCGGTAACTGCCTCGCCCGTTGCTGAGGCTTTGAAGCCTAAGCGAGCATACAACAAAAAAAAGTAAGTAAGGAACCCGAGCCATGGCTATTAGGAAAAAGGATAGAAGTTTTGAAGAAATCCTTAAAGATGTTGTCATGGAAGAAGTTCCTATAGAATACATAACACACATTCAACTTAAACTTGTATCTGGAGATGTTCTTGAATTTAATCAGGAAGAACTAGAAGGCTTAAAAGATGCCAGCGAAATTCTCAAAGCACAAGGTCTAGAGCACTTGCGTGATAATATTCAAGACATCGAGGTTTTTATTGATAGCAGTAAAATCAAAAATCGCGTTATAAAGTATGTACGTGGTATATTATCTACTCAATTCGGCGACGAAAAATGACACTAAGAACTGAAATTAATTTTGAAACAGACAAAAACTATGTTCCAGTATTGGATCATGGTTTTGTAGGTCTTGTAGACCACATGGGCAGTGATAGTGCAATAGTGCAGGCCGCTCGTGTTAGCTATGGCGATGGTACAAAACAAGTTCAAGACGACCGTAACTTGATTCGGTACTTAATGCGTCACGAACATACTACACCATTTGAAATGTGTGAAGTAAAGTTTCACATCAAACTTCCTATCTTTGTCATGCGGCAACTGGTACGGCATCGTACTGCCAGCATGAACGAATATAGTGCTCGTTATAGTGTGCTCACAGATGAGTTTTACATTCCTGAGTTTGAACAAATCCAAAAGCAGAGCACAACTAACAAGCAGGGACGTGAAGATGCTGAGTGGGGCTTTGATGAAAAGCGCAGTGTTCAACATGCCTTCCAACGTAGCTTTCATAATGCATACAAAGAATATGCAAGTTTGCTGGGCAAGGAAGATTCTGGACTTGCACGTGAGTTGGCTAGAAGTGTGCTTCCAGTAGGCGGATATACAGAATTGTATTGGAAAGCCAACTTGAAGAACTTTCTACACATGGCTCGATTGCGTATGGATCCACATGCACAATGGGAGATCAGAGAGTTTGCTGGCGCTATGTATGACTTGGTTAAGCCATTATTTCCAGAAGCCTGCTCTGCATTCGAAGACTATGCTGTTAACTCAGTTAAGCTAAGTGCCGGAGAATATGATCTAGTTAAGAATTTAATTAGTCAGGACAAGTGGGTAACATTGATTGCCAAGTATGGCAATGACGAAAAAGCCCTGGGTTTGGACGCAGGGCTTGGTGTTCGTGAATTAAAAGAGTTTAAAGAAAAATTAGGCCTGTAAAGGATCTATGCTGATTTCATTTATGTGAAACTCAGCGGGCTGTTCGAGTATCCATTTAACATATTCGGCAGCTTTTCTTATTGGCATTGTTTTTCTGTCTGGATGTTTAGTTTGATTATTAGATAAAGTACCAAGACTAATCAATGTAACTCTGGGATTCTTTGCCCATACACCAGTCATACCCAAGCTATTGGTATAATCACGTAATGCTTTCTTTTCAGCATTATATAACCAATCAGTAGCTTTCATTACTCTGTCCGTGGTGCTGCCTATACAGATAATCAAAGTTTGTTTACCGGCTGTCTTGAGTTTCTTATACACCGCTTCAAGTAACAAAACTTGATTAAACTTCCATAATGCACTGTTAATAATTACTACATCATAATCAACACTCATATCTGCAAATTTTTGTTGATTTTCTATTTTAGTTAAATCCAAATCATGTGTTGTTCTGCTTACAAACGTAAGTTCGTAATCTACTAATTCTAAATTTAATGCTTCTGCTAGGCCAAAAGCAGGATTACCTGATATTAATATTTTCATAAGAATGTTGTATCTCCGGGAAATAATGGAAGTTTGGTACCGGGGAATCTTTTAGGTATCTTACTGTCGGCACTACTCACACAACTTTTACTTCCGCAGGGCATAGGCTTGTCGTATAATTTAAATCCCGTTTCAATTTGACCCAATGGAACTTCGGCACAGCTATAACTTCTTTTAATTGTGCCATCTGGTTCGCGAATAATAATACTGCGATAACCACTACTACACTCCCAATCTTTAAAATTATTAAAGTTAAATGCATTGAAACGTTCCGCTTGATCCATGAACCATGCCTTGCCGTCTTTGTCGATGAATTCAATTTGGTAATGTGCATCTACTTCTGATTGTTGTTTAAAACCTGGATCAGCAACATGTATCAAATATGTCGGTTTAGGACGTTTAACTAAACCAGCTTTAAGAGATTTCTTTTCTGTAAATGCACGTTGCGGCATTCCATTGTGTAGTTTTTCCAACATGTCATCAGTATAACCATCCACTACACGACTAGCAGTGGGATCACTCTGCGGTTTTAATGTAACATTAATACCACGTTCATGAAAGTAAAGTGCCAGGTCATAAATTTTATAGAACTGTTCGGGTACCATGACTTGATTGACTGTGATTTGTGTATCATATTCTTGGCATAACACTAGCTTGTCAGCAAACTCTTCTATCTTTTTATCAGTGTCCACATGTTCCAAATGGCAGCTAGCAGTAATACTAGCACGATGGAAATCACGAACTGCTGGCACATACTTTTCTTCGAACCATTTAATCGGTCGACTCATATTACTGGTCATGTGTACGCTGGTATAGTTTGTATTCCCTGCGTCATCGTTTAAATGATTAAGTATGTCAATGTAAGCAGGATGGAATGTAGGTTCGCCGCCACTTAGACTAAAGTGGAAACTATTAAATCCATTTTGTCTAGCCTGTCGTTTGATCTCGTCTACTGTATGTAGCATCAACGGTGTGGGGCGGTGATCCTTGGTATCACTGCGGGCATAAGGCCAGCAATAACTGCATCGATAGTTACAGTAACGTCCCAGTAGCCAGCTTACTGTGAACAAGTCACGGTACAGCATTGTTCTTTGTCCAACTCTAACTAAGTCACTGTAAGGAATCTTAGTAAAGTCATATTCGCTTGTTTTTAAATCACTCATTTTGTTCGTAGATAAATTTTATTTCTTTTCCTGGACCGGTAATACTTGGTAAATTTCCATATTTGTTAATATACCATATAAGAGCAGACCTATACCATAGTTGGCTGTTGTGTCTGCTTTCTACATTAAATTTATGTATATTATCGTTAGTAGCTTCCATGCTACTTATCACCCTGGCTGCTTCTAATTGTAATTGACGCAAAGGCATAGTAGTTAAGCTACCGGCTGCATCTAATGCAACAATTGCCGCAGAATCTCCTTGCAGTTCTTTTTTCAAATCATAATGTTTTCTTTTCGGAATTCGTAGATCAGGCAAGCAAGCGCAGTGCATAATATCACATACTAATCCGTTGATAATTTTGATTTCGCCGTCATTGATGTTCCCCAACACATTTTTCTTGGCAGTATGGCACTGTGCTCCATAAACATTGCCATCATGCCATATAGTCAATCGTTTTCTTCCAGCTTCGCACCACCAACCTGTAAATTTATTAGTTTTATCTGCGATCATTCTACCAGCGAAAAACGAATCTTTTTTAACACCGTCGACTACCATCTCTGCAGAAGTTGGCAACGATGGAAATCCTTTTTGTGAATATACTGTATTGTCTTTGATAAATTTTTTATCTTCTGCGGTATACTCTAAAGAAGCATTATCAGTGTCTTCTTCATAGCGTGTGGTTATTGGTTTAATCGTGTAAGTTATATTTAATTGTTCGGCCTTGAATCTTTCTGCAAACATTTTTGCTTGTTCTCTCTTGGCAGGATTAAATAATATCAACACTGTTGTTCTTATCTTTTTGTGAAGTATTTTACAAACGTTTATAATATGTTCCATGTCGGCATATTCTAAATGTATACTGATAGTAACAACTGACAAATTTGTTGCATCAACTACAAATTCTTCCCACCATCTTAATGTTCTACTTCCATTAGTTACAATAGTCGTGTAGTAGTTAGGATTCATTTTTTGCAAAAACTCACTTAGTCTAGGCCACATAGTGGGCTCACCGCCACTGAGTGTCAGCATCTTATAATTGGGGTTAACCTTTTCATGTACAAAGTCCAAAAACTTTAAACTATTTTCGAAATGAGGCTGTCCGCTGGATCCAGAATGTAGATCTGGCATACAGTAACTACATTTGTAATTACAAACATTATTAACCACCCATTCTATGTGCATAGTCTCTGGATGACTGTTTGATATTACCGAATACGGATTGTTATTTGTCATTGTTCTTTTCCCATTCTATCATATCCTTGACTAAATGATAATGTTCCCAGTCTTTGATCTTGGGTACTTTTAAATCTGTGTTATCGGTACAGCGCCATTTATTGCAACGAATAGGATCGTCTGGCAAGTCTATGCTGTCTTTATCATATATGTTGCCTCGACGTCCGCCCACGTGACAACTACCAATATAAATTCCGCCATCAGGAATGATTTTTAAATGCTTGGCGCCTGCCCAACATAGCCATCCTTGATAATTATTCTTTTTGTCAAAGTTTAACTCATTGTAATGATAATCTGTGTCAGCGTACTTGCCTTGTTCATCTTGAAACCAAAATTTAAGTTTGCGTTTGTCAGGATCTGCGGTACTTTTATATATTGTGCTAAGGGATTCTAATTCTTCTTTTTTATAAAAAGTTGCTTCTTTAGTTTCTATGCGTTGTACTTGTTCAGGATTAACAATCTGATTAGGATCGTTTTCATCTGTAAACGCATACTTCTCCTCAGTTTGCATGTTCTTTGCATTTGCACTAGGAGGACGAATATAACGATGTTCTATATTAGTAATGCCTGCGTCTCTGAAAGCCTTTTCCATGCGTTCAACGTTGGGTAACTGACCGGTCTCTACCATAAATCTAAGTATTAGAGTTTTTTTAGGCTGACCCTGAACTAGATTTTTATTAAGTTCAAGTCGCCACTTGTCTAGTTCTATACACTTGTGAATATATTCTTCAATGCGCTGTTCCATAAATTCAAAGTGAAAACTTAATGTTACACCATCAATATATCTAAATAATTCTTTGTGATAGTCTAATGTACGTGTACCGTTAGTAGTCAAACTGACATACCTGCTGCCTTTTTCTTTTATGTATTTGCACAGATCCATAAATCCAGGATTGATAGTGGGTTCTCCGCCTGTTAGGCTCCATAATATATTCGACTTGTGTTTTTCGTATAGTACATCAACTAATTTTTTCATGTTCTCTAAAGGAACATGCGGGCTTGTATAATCGTGTAAGTAATCAACGCAATAACTACAAGCAAAGTTACAACGTTTTCCTATATACCAATCTACCGAAAAAGCACCCGTTGGATTAAATTTAAAATAACTTGCAACTGGTTTCATATATGATATTTATTATTTGCTATCTATAAATACTAATATGAACAATAATATATGCTCTGCCTTTTGGAATCATCAATTTGTTGATGGCACTGGCAGGATTAAACCCTGCTGCCGATTTGAATCAAATAACGTTCCGTATTTTCAAAATACAATCGAAGGAAATTTCTTCAGCGAGGAAATGAACGAATTACGCAGAGCAAGTTTCGCCGGAGAAAGAATTGCAGGATGTGTTCGTTGCAACGAAGAAGAAGACAACGGTAAGAAGAGTTTGAGACAACGTTACAACGAAAATCAGTTACTGGGTCAAGTAGACACCGACAATCCAAAGATAGAATGGCTCGAGCTTGCAATCAGCAACGAATGCAATTTGAAATGTCGCATGTGCGATAGTAAGTACAGCGATAAGTGGTACGAAGAAGAACTTGCATTAAAGGGCTTTGCCACAAAAACAACAAAAATAGACATACGAGACATTTTCCCGTTTGTTCCAAATTTAAAACATTTAAAAATCACTGGAGGCGAACCATTTGTAACTCCTGATCATTGGCGCCTATTAGATTATATTATAGACTCTGGACACAGTAAAAATATTTTCCTTAATTACAGTACCAACTGCACAGTATATCCAAAAGCGGAAATTGTAGATAGATTGAAACAATTTAAACATGTTGAATTAGTGGTCAGCATGGACAGCATTGTCAAGGAGGAATTCGAATATCTTCGTTACCCCAGCGACTATGATGCTGTTATAACTAACATAGAAAAATTCATTACATTACAAGATGAGTTTGATCTTCGATTGCAAGCACGACCGACTATCAGTATTTTTAATGTACTTCACTTGCCCGAGACTTTGGAATGGCTTACAGCTAAAAAAATTAAATTCAATACAACTCACCTTAGCTTTCCGGATTTTTTATGTATAACTGTGCTGCCAAAAGAATCAAAAGAGCTTATTGCTGATAAGTTTAAAAACTTTAATTATTCTGACGAAAATGTTCGAAGTCAATGCGAATATATTTCAAAGCTAATGCTATCTAGAGACGATAGTCATTTGACAGCAAAGTTCATGCGTATAACAAGTTTCTTAGATAATTCCAGAGGACAAGATTTCAGGAATATATATAAATATATAACAAACTAAGGAAATTGCTATTATGGAACTCTCTTCAGAAAAACGCATAGAGCTAATTAATGCAATTAACAAAAGCCAACATTGTCAGAGAAACTGGGATTTGTCAAAAAAGATACCTGACAAAGATATAGGATTGTTAGTGTCCGCGGCAAGTCATTGCCCAAGCAAACAGAACATTGCATTTTATAATGTACATGTTGTGACAAATCAAGATTTAATAGCACAAATACATAGTCACACCGCTGGATTTGCAGCCAGGCGTGACGAAAATAATGTACTAATTCCCACAGTAAAGTTAGGACCCGAAGATCCTGTAGAATTCATACCAAATGATCAAGTTCTTGCTAATGCTTTGTTTATATTTGAAGACAACACCGATTTGACGTTATGGAGAGATGTTGACAAATTAAAATACGCTGAGAATTATCAACAATTTTATTCTATTGAACACGGCAATGATCCCACTGGTGTTAACCAACAAGTAGTACACTTTGATAGAGATGTTGCAATTGGAATCGGCTCTGCTTATCTTGCACTAGTTGCAGTACAGGCCGGTTATTCAACTGGCTTTTGCAGTTGTATGAAGCAGGAAGATATTAAAAAAGTTCTAGGATTAAAACGTCTTCCATTGTTAATGGTAGGAGTAGGATATCCAGATGACACTAAAATAAGGAATGCAAGTCAGTCATTGGGAGACTTTGTGTATCCGACTAAAATAAAACAACCTATCAATGTCACTTTTCACAGATAAGTTGTTTTCTGTCCAAGCACAGTTCGCTGATATTAATATCAAAGGGCTGTTCTAATAACCAACTTATAACTCCGGCAACGTAATCGCAGTCCAATTTAAGAGTAGAAGGCATCTTTGCATCCTGATTTGGCGTATGCAAATTGCCAGGAGCAACGTATGTTACTTTCCAATTACTGGGTTTTTCGCTGGCAGCTATTTGACTGAGCTGCCTGCAATATGCTCTTAACGCTCTTTTCTCCACGTTATACATTCTTAACGTTCCATTGACCGGAGTATCTGCACTAGAGCCTAATACAATTAAGTATCCTGTGTGGTTCTTTTCCTGCCATTTTTCCATGATCTTTTCAACTAACAAAGATTGATGGAAGTCTCCCAATGCACTTACGCAAAAGAAAACATCATAGTCTAAACTCATTTCAGCAATTTGCTTTTTTGTTTCTAACTTTTTAATGTCATAGCCTGTGGTTCTACTTAGGCTCACTGTGTCAGGATACAGCATTTTCAAGGACTTTGCCAGTCCATATTCTTCATTCCCAGCCATTAGCAATTTCATTTAATGTTTCTCTCCAATTTGTATTTCGTATGGCATCTAATTTATCCATATTAATTATAAAGTTTTTTTGTTCGGCGACATTTGAAACTTCATTTAAGTGTCTTAATATATCCGAGAATCTCGGATCGTCGCTTAAATATGTTCGGGCTTTATCTTTTAAACTATCCGGCATATTTTTTATATCAAGCCAGGCAGGTGCCGACAAACGATTATCCAATGATATTTCTATTCTGTCAGATTCAAAGCTTTCTGCCCAATTAATAATATCTTTGATATACAATATGTTTAATGTCGATATAGTGGGCCAAATTTTAATTCTAAAGCCCGTACACTCTTTAAAAAAATATCTAAAATTGTAGTCTACGTCTTCCCACTTCGATCCATATCTAATTAATTCTGCTTGTGAACCAACAGCATCAATACTAGGCATCATCAAGCCTTTAAACTGTTTTAATTGCTCTATCCACTTTTTATTCAGTGCTTGAAAGTTACTGTTAAACTCAATGGGTACATCTTTGTTATAACCTTTTTCCAGCATCTTTTCCAGCACTCTAAATGCAGGCTTAACTAGTGTAGGCTCACCGCCTGTGAAATATACTCTGCTAGTGGGATTGATACGTTCTATAAGTTTATCTACTTCTTCGTCAGAGTATGGAGTAGACAAATTCATATTTTTAACTTTGTTGTATATAAATTTATAATGCGTTAAGTGCTTGTCTTGATTCTGTTCTACTTCTTCAAATATAGAACTAGAACTTTTTGGTCCGCAACTTACACACAGTAAATTGCATTTGTTATTAAGCCTTAGATCGATAATAGAATAATTAGTGACTGCATAATCTTCTATGTTATTTTTTTCCAACCATTTTTTATTTTCGCGTTGACGTTTAGACACCATGTCATTTTCATCATTCCATTTACAGCGATTGCAAGTACTGGGATATCGGCCTTCTAAAAAATCTTCTTTCATATCAGACAAATATTTACTGGTTTCGTAATCGTCGATAGAACCTCTATACAGATGTGTGCCATCCATCCAACAACAGGGGCGATAACCTCCGCTGGCTTCGGTGGATATCCCTGTCCAGGGCATAATGCAGAATGATTTAGAAATTGTCATAGCCAATTCTTAAATTTTTCAACCATGTCGTCGAAATCATTTGTATACGATCCGGAGAAAAATATTCTACAAGTGTCTCCAAAATTTGCTCCACCATGCGGCATTCCTGCATTTTGTAAAATGGGTTTTTCTAAATTGTATCGATCAAATGCATCTTCGTTCCATTCATAAAACCAATGTTCTGGTCGATTAATAGATTCATTGTTTTTTCTACTGAAAGTTATAGAAGAAGGTGTTAATATAGAAAGGTCTCTATTTTTTAAAGAGTATGTATAACTATTTTCTAAATCTATGTCTATGGGAATTTGAAATGCAGTTTTGCGTCCTCTATCAATGTGTGGCATCATTCTTCCTTTGTAAATAAAATACAAGTCTATAGTGTCGGCATTTTCGGGTAGAAATTTGTTGAAATAATTTATATCTCTATTTGATATCACCGAAGCACTGTGTTTATCACTCCATACGTTTTCAGGATCCTTGCCCTTGTATTTTAATTCGTAGTAATTTTTAAACTCGTCCATTAGTTCTTTTGGAAAATTATTTAATATTTTAATGTTATTCATTTTTGTAAACTGATTACCTCCCTATTGGCACTACTGGAACTAGAAAAATCATAGCTGGTTCCGCAGGTTCTGCCACAGCACATTAGCTTTTCAATTGGTCTACTATCCGAAGTTAGTCCCCAGCTTTCTACCAATGTCTTTGACATCCACTCGTGATTCATTATATCTTCTATGCTGTGGCTTCTAATGGAATTAAAGTCCCAGCCATAATGATCCAACAAACGTTTTGCCTGTTCTTTTTGAGTATTTTCTCCATAGTGATATATTCCACTGGCAGTCCAAGTGCAGGGCCAAACTCTACCTTCGAAGTCTAAGAAGACTGCTTTTTGTTTTTTAAATTTACAGCTAATTGAAGTAGAATCAATATATCCCTGCCAACTACCATGTTCTTTTACAATGTCATCAAACTGCAAACTACTCTGTGCTTTGTACTTGTCTGTTGTGGGACTTTGAATTATATGTGTTGCTCCCTGCGGCAACGTCATCATTGACATAACACCGGGAGGTGCTTTTTGTCTTTTAATAACAGGCTCAGCTAATTCAGTTTTGACCCAGCCTTGATAATTCTTTTCGTTGATAAATCTATTTGTTTTCTTAACGGAGAATTGTATAAAGCCCAAGTCTTGTGCTGTTTTTTTTGCTTGTTCTACTTGATGTTCATTGTGTGCAAACACTAGATAGTCCCAGCGAGCTCTGCCGCCCGCTGATATAAATGCTCGAGCATTTTCGATAATCTTGTTAAAATTGCTATTAACTCTGTACAAATGATTTGTATCTTCTAAACCATCTATACTAAAAACAACTTTGCCTTCTTTGCCCAATATTCTAGCCAAGTCTTTCCACCAGTCTGCTGTTCTAGCACTGCCATTGGTCATGATTGTGATGTTGGCTCGACTGCCTGCTGAACGTAGCCAGTCTAAACATTCTAATATATTAGAACTAGATATTATATCACCGTAGTTACCGCACTGTGTTATTTGCTTTACATTATTAATTAACGTGGGAGTAAAGAAGTTTTTATAGTCGTCTAAGCTCAACTCACCCAGCGGCATTTCCGGATTTGGCTGTCCGTTGTATATTCTTGCACACTGTGGACAGGCCAGATTACAACGACTTGTATGGTCAATCTGTACGCTTTCGATTTCACTGATATCTAAATATTTCATTAAATGAACCTACCAAAGCCCCAGCCTCTTTCACAGCATTGCCAGCACAATGTTTCACAGTGAACACTGATTGCTGCCATTGATTCTGGTGAAAAATTTTCACAGCTTTTTGTCAATGGAAATAAACGATCTAATAAATCAAACTGTTGATATAACTCAGCAACGCCTTTTTTATCTATGTTAATCAAAGGAAAATATCTGTTGCCATCAACAGTGAGTTTTGTTCCGTTGTGACTTCTATGAATCGTACTTTCGGCTGCTGGAATATCAAAAATATTAACTGCAAATTTTCTCATTTCTTCGTCTGGAGGATTGCGTGTTAAGCCTGTAAAATAACAATCTATCTCGTTGTTGGCTAGTAATCGACTGCATAGATCTGTTTGCATCTTTCCAGATATTCGTTGATCTTCTATTAAACCAGTAAAATGATTTTTAAATTTAATATCGAATTCATTTTCAATAAAGTTCATTACTTTTTTTGCAATATTGATTTGATAATCCTTGCCCTGCACATCTAAACTGATGGCAACTAAAGATATGTCAGGGCGTTCTTCTTTTACATACTTGCCCAACAAATATCCGATGATAGCACTGTCGCAGCCGCCCGATAGTCGAATGCCGACATTTTTAAAATTTTCTGGCAAATTAAATTCTAAATTGCCCTGTGATGTGTTTATTATCATATTAATCCTTTATTCGTATCTACCAAAGCCCCAGAATCTTTCGTGACAATGAAAGCATTTTATTTTACAATGTTTGCTAAAATCTGTAGTAACATCTTCGCAACTCCTTGTTAACGGAAACAATGTATCCATTAGATTAAATTGCTTGTATAACTCTGCTATTTCTTGTTTATCCATATTAATCAATGGTGCATATCTGCTTGTACTGATTTTTTGACTTTTAGGCGAAGTATGGTTTCTGTCTGGAAAACCGTAAGCAACTACCATTGGTGCAAATGTCATCATGACTTCCATGGGAGGATTGTGAGTTAAACCCATGTACAAACAGTCTATAGCATTTTCTGAAAATACTTTATTAACTAATTCTACCTGTGTTTGTGTATATGTCTCTTCAGACTCTGCCATGCTGGTAAACTGTTCGCCAAATTTAATACCAAACTGTGCTTCTATAAATTTAATTATTTTATTAGAAAATTCTACTTGATAATTTTTGTCAGCGTGAGTAACTGTTATAGGAATAATAGTCAGATCGGGTCGCTCTTCTACAATGTATTTTGCCAGCATATACGCAATTAGAGCACTATCGGCGCCGCCGGAAATCTTCAAGCCAACATTCTTAAAATGCCGGGGTAAATTAAATTCAATAGTTTTATTATTAATGCAATTTACTATCACGGTTCTGTTCCTTTGATTAATTCATATAGTTCTGGAATATAATCTTCTATGCTGTGTCCGCGAATTTTATCCAGCTTTCTAGTTGCATGCCAGAACGCAGGAACGTGTTCGCTGAAGTCCTGTGCATACATGTAATCAACATATTGATCTAACAATGATACTACTTCTTTTCTACTACTGACTTTTCGTTCTTCTGCGAAATCACTGTCGTCGATTATTTTTAATAACTTGGGCTTATATGCTTCGTACTTTGCTTTAACTGCGTCTTTGGCAAACTTGGGCAACATTCGAACATTGTAAAACTTTGGTCCATGCAACGGATGCGGAGTTATCACTGGGCGCCATTCGTCGTCATTGATTCGTGGCATCTTGTTTAACAGTATCCATTCCATGAATTCTGGAAAGTGTAATACATTGAATACATTAATTGTTGCCGCAATCCAAACTTTAAAGTTACCTTCGGCTTGACTTAGCTTTAATAAGTTTTTGTGTATTGTTGCAAAGTCTGCAGGATAGCGCATGTAATGATTAATATCTCCCACACCATCTACACTTGCTCCGATATTAACTTGTTTAAAATGCTTCCATACTTCCCATGCTCTAGGAGGAATGTTTGTTAAGTTTGTGTTATACTCGACAATCATTTTCTTAGCTTGACCAGCATCTACACATTTTTGCAGAAACTCGTAGTGTCTGTCAATCATCAACGGCTCACCGCCTACAATGTATAACTTGGTGATCTGCGGAATGTTGGCATCCATTTGTGCCCAATAGTTTTCGCTTTCGTGCCAGTTGTATACGTTGACTTCAGGCTCGTATTTGTCCTTGTCGTTTAGAACTAACTTAACTTTACCGTGACTGTCTTTGTACGTGTCACTCCACAATGCTACTTGATCGTCATACCATTGGCTGCTGTCAGTGGGTCCACACATACGGCACTTTAAATTACATAAGTTACCAAAACGTAGATCATAGAATGTGCAATCTATTGCTTCAGTGTCAATGGTACCATCTGCTTGAGTCTTAGATAAAAGATCATCCCAGTCAAATCTTCCTCGTTCAACCCAAATTTCGTTTTCATATTCTAAACGGCTACGCATACCAGAATCTGTTTCAGTTTTGCATCTGACACATTCATCATGCCATTTGCCTTCCATCATGTCTTTTCTAATTTCTTTGGCCAATGGACTATTTCTTGCAGTGATAAGTTCGGAAGTTCTTGCATTTAAGACTTTGCCGTTTTCATCTTTTAAGATACCGCCAGTGGGTCCGTGCTGTGCTTGGCAGCAGATACGAATGTCGCCGTTGGCTCTTAAACTTTGACTCATCCAAGGTACCGGACACAGTGTTGCTTTATTATCTATGTTCATTTATTCGTTCCTAAAAATTCTATGTGCGGGAATACTTCCCAGTAATCGACATTTCTCAACTCATTTAACTTGAGATAATATTCTCTTGCTTTATCGTTGAGACTTTGATCTTTGATTTCTTCTGTGCGTAATGCTACAATTAAACCTTGTACTGCTTTAATTTCTCGTTTCTTATGCGGGCTTTTTGTGCATAACCAGCTGGTAGTCATAAACTCTTCTAGCTTACTGACTTCTTCTAATCTAAGTTCTAATGGCACAAGCTCATGTCTCAACCATTCTTTACCCCTAACACTGGTAACACCTAAATGGAATCTAGTATTATTAGCGGTTTCACAGTAGTTATCAAAGAATTTCATTAACTCTGTTATACCAATACAGTTCAGTGTTTGCAAACAAGTTTGCGTAACTGTTTCCCATTCACTGTGCAAGTTAGTTGAATTGTTAATACTAGTGATTACATGATCCCAATTTGTATGTGGGCGAATATATTCGTCTGCGTCTTTGTATGCATCAATGCTAAAGCGAAGCAATCCGCCTTTGAATCTATTCAACAACTCTACAATATCATCATCGATTAATGTTGCGTTAGTACTGATATCCAGAGATATGTTTTTGGCATGTTCTGTCAGTGATATTTCTCGCATAAAGTCTACGCTGTGTTTATCTGCAAATACTTCTCCGCCTCTAAACTCCATGTACAACACATTCTTTAAATTGTCTAAAACTTGATCTTTAAAGAATTGACTTTCGCTTAAATATTCTTCACCAAATGAACGTGCAATATCTAAACTGCCCTTCATTTGCTTGGTTAAACTCGGTTCCCACTTGGTGTATTCTTTGTACATCATGCTGGACAAGTTAGGACTGCACATAATGCAAGACAAATTACATTTAGTACTCAAACGTATTTCCCACCATTGTGGCATTACATCAACATAACCGTTTGTGTCGTAATAACTTTGCAATAAAGGTAGCACTTTATCTAAGAAACGTTTATTCTTACCTGTGCGTTTGCTGCCTAATCCGCTTTCTTCCATGCGATAACAAAAGCTACAATTTGGAATAGTTTCGCCGTTGAGCATCTTAATACGAAAGTCTTTCATAAACTTACTGTTCCAAAGATCAGAAATGCTGTCATTGAATAAGTTAAAAACTTCAGTGTCGTTGTTATACGATTCATTGTTGATTTCGTCTATAGTCATGTGTTTAGGAATACCACGGTCTACATTAGAAATACTACAGCATACTCTAGCATCACCTTTGCCACGAGTATTAAGTTGTACAAAAGGAACTATGCAAAATGTTTTTTGATTTAATTGCATGGTCATAGTCCTTTGAAGATGTCTTTCATCTCGGGGAATGTTTCGTAGAAATTGGTACCACGCTGTTTATCCAGTAACTCTAAATATTCTTTCATTTCTGGTAAACGTACACTCCAGTCTTCGCTTTTGGCAAATTTAACCATGCCGCGCAAACGGTCAATGCCGTAGTCAGCGTTCAACCACATCTCTTCTGTGACTTTACCTTCATACCATGCAGGTACACCTAGTTTCCAATTCTCTTTCCACCAAGGAATAAACTCTTCGTACTTACGCTCGATCTCATCCTTGAACCAGGCTGGCAATATCTTAACATTTAAGTGTGGTGGATGATAAACAAAGTGGTAGTTAATGCCGCCCGCGCCAAACGGCCACATGTTAATCTTCTTAAAGCCATGCTCTAGTTTCCATTTTAGAAACTCAGGAATGTAATAAATGTTTAGTGCTTGTACAGCACAGGCAATCGAAATTTCCACATTACTTCCAGTTTCGTTGTCTAACTGTCTAAATGCTTCCAAGTTTCTTTCCCACACACTGGGATAACGAATGTAGTCATTGCGTTCGCCCACTGCATCAACGCTGTAGTGATAACGAACCAGTTTAAAATGACTCCATAGTTCAAACAAATCTTCACGCCATTCAACACCATTACTGTTGTAACGAATTTCCATGTCTTTGGCATAGCCGCGCTTAATACATTCTTCTAGAATAGCATAATGCTCTTCAATGATCAAAGGCTCACCACCAGCAAAGTATAACTGTTTCATGTTAGGGATCTGTTCCCATAGCTGTTCCCAGAACTGAGGATTGTTTTTATGCCAATTGTAACTGGCACCGTTTTCCTGTCCCTTGTTGCCCCACTGCATACTATCTTTAAGCACAGGGTTAGTAACATTAGGATACATCTTTTGCCATTCCGGTACCCACAAACTACTGTCATGCGGACTGCACATCACACAGGCCAAGTTACACTTAGTACCAAAGCGCATGTCAATATAAGCAATATGAGGAGGAACGCTGCCGTCCTCTTGAGTATCTGCCAATAGCTTATCTAAATCAACACGCTGACTCCAGTACTTGGTTTCCCATTGTCGTTTAGATTTATGACCTTCGCGTTCTTCTTTGTAGCACTTGGTACAACTATCTGGTTCTTCGCCGGCCAGCATTTTAAGTCTTGTATTCTTCATGTAGTCATTATTCCAACTACTTAGAAAGTCTGTGTGATTTAAGTTAGCAGGTTTACCGTCGGCATTTTTAAGAATGCCTACTTCTCCGCCATGTAGTTTATCATTTGTAGGTCCTACACTGCTTGCATTTGCGGTACAACACACACGCATATGCCCGTTGGGTCTTGTGCTCAGATGTACCCACGGTAAGATACAAAAAGTTTTGCTTGGTTCTGCCATATTAGTATTTAATTTCCGATGCCTGTTTAAGTTTTTACATTAACTTATTTAAATTGTTCACTGAACGCATCGTATTTATTCCCGCAGGTCTTGGCACATACTGCTAGTTTACCTTCAGCACAACTAGGTTTATTCCATGATTCTGGAATAATTTCTTGCATAAACTTGCCGTCAATGACTTCATTTAAATCATGTACTCGCAGATCTAAAGAATCTAGCCCGGCGGCATTAATTGCATCCCAGATCTGTCCGCCACGTTCTTTCCAGTACCAAACATACATCTGACCCGCAGTCCAGCAACATGGTTGTAAATATCCTTCTGCTGTAATATAAATGCTTTTCTCTTCAGCAACTTTACATTTGATTTCCACAGAGTCCCAATACTTTTCCATGTCTTTTTTCTCAGCAGGATTTATATTAAATTTTTGTTGTCCTATTTTACCTTTTAACTCTGCCACAGTTGTCATGAAATCAATTTTAATTTCGCCTTTATCTTTGCTTAGGCTTTCTAATTGTTTTAGTGCGGCATTTTGATATTCTGGATTAGTCGGCATGCTTAACATTTGAGTAGTACTGCCTTTACGGTTTCCGGCCTGATGATTTGTCTTGACTGCACCTTTGGTATTGCTAAAGAATCTATTGGATTTTTTAACATTGAATTTTTCAAAGCCCATGCTGGTTGCCAATGCTCTGGCTTCTTCTACTTGATGTTCATTGTGTCCAAATACGATATAGTCCCAACGTGCTCTGCCTCCAGCTTGTATAAAGGCTCGAGCATTTTCCATGATCTTTTTCCAAACAGTGCCTTGACGATATAAGTGATTGGTATCCTCTAATCCATCCACGCTAAATACAACGTAATGACTTTTGCCCATGGCTGCTGGCAACTTGCTCCACCATTCAGGAGTTTTAGCACTGGCGTTTGTGTGAAAGCTCAGTTGCATTTTGGCATTGTGACTGCGAATGTATTCAAATATTTCCAGTGTATCGTTGGCGCTGATAGGATCGCCGTAGTTACCGCACATATACAAACGTTTTAATTGCTTGATAAATTCGGGCTTGAGGATTATTCGAACATCGTCTAAACTTAATTCAGCATTGTGTAACTGCGGATTTACTTCTCCGCCATTGATGTTCCTGGCGCACTGCGGACAGCTGGCATTACAACGTTCGGTGACTTCTAAATGAACTGTGGTAATTTCAGACGATTTATACATCATTTAACTCCATATAACATATAACGTTTGTAACTAGGAAGAACAGTTTCTCCTCTAAAATACAATTTAGTTACTGGATATTTTTTTAAAAACACACCAAAGTCTTGACAGTAATTTATATGTTGGTAATCCGGACTGCTGTTAGATTGCAATAATACTGTAGTGCCAGGCTTTAACTTTTCGAACCAAGTATTATCCATGTGTTCTGCACTGGTATTAATAACCAAGTCCGGAGTAATTATACTATCATTAAAGATGATGTCGTCGTTTCCATTAAAACAGTGTTCGATATTTTTATTACAGATAAATGCATTTGGATTCATGATATTAATTAAAGGATTCATACTAACATCCGGATCTATACTGTACAAATGTTTATAATTTATATCTTTTAGAAATAGACTGTGATGAGTCAGCCAGCCACCAATTAACAAAATATTGTTAAACGATAAATTATGTTTACTCAGTGTTTCTGCCATCCATAATTTGCTGAGTATTTGACTTTTACTAAAAATAGTTGCAAGTATACTGTCATTTAATAATGTTATTTTATGTAACTTCTGAAGTACAGAATCATCTGTCCATATTGAATTCATAATATAAATCAATTCTTTAGTAACCAATTTATCTTCGGCACAGATATTTGCATAAAAATTCAAACGATCACTTCTGTATGAGTCAGGATATAGCTCATAGTCCGAAGAAATTAAATCTTTTAATGGCCATGGTTTAGAATTAGCTTCGGAATATTTCATATTGATAATATTCCTGATAAATTTCTTTTTTTCGGATTCATTGATAAAATTGAAAAACTTTTCAATGCCAAACAACCATGTTAAATTATCATTATCCATTACAGCCAGTCCAGTCTATAAATTTATTTTTTAACCATTTAAAGTCATTGACCAGTGTAAAATCACAGTCCTTTGATTTAGCGTAAGCAACACCTTGTCTGGCACCGTATACAGCGAAATAGCCATGTTCTGTTTCAAGGCCGGCTTCACACCACATTGTCAAACGTTCTTGGCTTTCTTGGTCATTATTATTTTTATTAATGCCAGCACTTAATTTAACTGCTTCACGAAACGAAGTTCTCCAAGTAGCATATGGACTATAATTAAATCTATGCTCCGTAGCGAGAACATTTACTTTAATATAACTATCTGCCAGTGTAGTAGTCATGTCAGGTCGATCTAAACGTTCTGCACTAAAACAATCTTTGCTGAATAGTTTGATTCCGCCATGGCCGTAAATCAATCCGTTAATGGGATTCTTACTGCGAAATACTGCTACACTTTTTGCTGTTATATCTATATTTTTATCAAAGTTAAAACTATCTACTATCCACGAATCAGCATCCACGACATAAAATCTGTCGCCTTTGCACAAACTTGCAATATGTTTGTGACTTTCGAATATATTACCCACGGCTGCAACTGCAACTGCATGGTTAGTTTTAGTCTGTAAACGTTCCCAATTTTCGTTTAGGTTTGCTTCGTCTGTGTATAAAAAGTAAACAGGTGTCATATTAATATCTAGGTAGCTCGAATCCATACAACGGCAACGCACTTTGATTTAACAATGAAGGCCAGCCCTGTCCTTTTGTTGGACTAAAATGAACATGTTTAAACCAAACACTTTGGTTAGAGTCCAATTCAACTAAAGGTAATTCTAGTTTATGTGTCAAGTCCAACATTAGTTTATGGCTATGATCATTGATGAATTCACCTTGATCTAATAGTTCTAACTGTTCTTGCCAAAACTTATCAAACCATTCATAGTCAGAAATCACAGTATGATCAAAGTTTTCTACATATAACTTATATGCGCCTAAGCGAGCACCATATATAACCCAGTCTCCGTTTTCAACATCACGGCCCACTGACATCCATATTAACCAACGGGCAAAGTTTGCAGGATACATTTTATTTTTAAAATCTTCTATTTTAACTTTTTTGCCTTGATCCAAACCCATCTTAACACCCTCACGGAAGCCCGCTCTGAATGCTTGCTTGGAACTAGAGTTGTTATGAACGACACCGTATGTGTTATTCATTTGTTTGTAATTTTCAGGATCCCAGCAAAAGTCTACATTGTTTGTACCATCTTCTGGGTCGGCTGCTTCGTGACTTTTCATGTTCATGACATGCTCGGCATACCATAGCTTGACACCGCCATTGCCGTATACTAAGCCATTGACAATATTGCGACTACTCCAGCTCAGTGTAGCGTGTTTGATGTCATTGGTAATTTCAATGTTCTTTTTCCATATTTCTGAATCTACTCTGCAATCTGCATCTACTGTAAAAAATCGTTTACTGCCTGCTTCTTCGCCGGCTTTTTTATGTGCGGCATCAAAGCCTTTTACACCGTGTACACGTTTTACTAAATTAGGATTAGGATGATTGTCTTTTAAAAAATTAAAATTTTCATCGGCATTAGGTTCATCAAAACTAAGAAATATAACAGGTATATCTTTTAGTTTTAATATATTATTTTTACTTTTACTTTCTAAAGAATTTATTAAACTCATTTTGCATCCATTCGTAGTCATTGATCATTTTTAACGCTACATCATCGTCTTGATATTGTAGACCATATTTCTTACCTTGTCGAGCCCCTATTAAAGATTGCTCACCAAATCTTCTCCCTGCACCAACTGTGGTCCAAGCGTGTAATCTATGTTCCGCTTCATTGCGTAATCTAATACTTGTTTCAACGTCCAGCTTATTTACTAATTCTTTATTAGTCAAGTTGGCTGCTAGTTTTGCACATTCCCTATATGCACTTCTAAATGTGCTAAACTCGTCGTAGTTAAATGCAGTGATATTACTGACTTCGTCAAATACTTTGGTACTTAATCCAAACCCAGTTGTAAAATCAATGACATCTTTATTTTCACACATCAGCGGTTGCTTAGGTAATATTTTAACACCTCCGTGACCATAAATCAAGTCATTTATTGGATTTATACTCGACCATATGCATATATAATCACATTCTGGTTTATACCACCATGTATTATATTTGCTGGGAGTAAAAGAGAAATCAAAATCGTCGACAATAATCGCGTCACTGTCAACTACATAAAAATTGTTGGTAAAACTTCTTCGAGCACATTCTTGATGTGCGGCTGCAAATCCTTTTACACCATTTACTCTACGAGCATTAGGAACAAGCTCTTTAAGTCGGGCATAATTTTCATCTGCATATGGCTCGTTGTAACTGAGGAAAAAAACATCTAGCATTGTACTAGTATTTAATATTTTTACTCACGTTACTACAGGAACATTGTACTTTAAATAAAAATCTCTAGCATGTTCAATATTATTAACCATTGGCTGGCCTTTGATATTCAAACTAGTATTAAGTAACATTGGACATCCAGTTAAGCTGTGCCAATCTTCTAACAGCTTTCTAAATCCAGGACTGTCATTTTTACTCACAGTTTGTACACGACTAGTGCCATCTTTATGTATAATAGCAGGAAACTCTTCAGGCTTTGTACATTTAGCAACAAATTGCATGAATGGGCTGGCTGTTATGTTTGTGGGCATGTCAAAATATTCATGCACGTATTCTTCTAGGATTGCTGGTGCGAATGGACGGAATTGTTGTCTGCGTTTAATAGCATTGACTGTGTCTTTGATTTCTGGGCCTCGGGGGTCTGCCAATAAACTGCGGTGTCCCAATGCTCTTGGTCCAAACTCTGCACGTCCTGTGGCAACACCTACAATTTTATCTTTTGTAAGTATGTCAATAGTCTGTTCAACTGGATATTCTTTGCCCATGTTTGTGCCAAGATATGCCCCCGGCCACGTAACTTGTTCGCCAAAGAAGGCAGCAACTGCACCAACACTACTTCCAGCATCTCCGGGGTTTGGCATAATCCAAACTCGATCCCAGTCTCCTGTGATCTCACTGTTGGCCACACAATTAAGGGCGCATCCACCCATTAATACAATGTTCTTGCTAGGTAACGTTGCTCTAGCCCAACGACTGATACCTTGTAGTATTTCAGTATACACTTGTTGAGTAGCGGCAGCTAGATCAAAAGTATCTTGTTCTTTTAATAAATCTAAACGCCAATCTGGACAGCCACGATGCAGGTTACGTTTGAATTTAACTTCGGGTCCGTTGATCACAGCAAAGAAATCATTGTATATGTCTGCTTTATATTTGTTGGCGTCACCATAAGCCGCCATGCCCATGAGAATATATTCTTCTTCGTTGGGCTTTAGTCCAATGCGCTGTGTCATAGCACTGAACCATAGTCCCAGACTATCTGGGTATCCCTGTGCATATACTTTCTTTAGGTCATTGCCAATGCCTTGCCAAACAGTCAGCGTTTCAAACTCGCCTATGCTGTCAATTACTACTACAGTGGCATCTGCTAGCCCACTGGTATAATAACCTGCGGCAGCATGGCTTTTATGATGTTCGCCTATTACCAAAGGCTGATTTAGATTGTATTTTGCTAGATATGATCGTACATCATTTTCCACTGTACGGTTGCCTTGGCCGGCTTGAAACTGGCGGGCAGTTTTTAATACAGGATTTTCGTACCAAACGATTAAGTCTGGCTTGCCGTACTGTTCAGCATCTTCGATGATACCTGCACAGAGATCTCCGTCGTTTTTAATTCCAGAGTATCTTTCACTGTGTGCTGCGAATTGTAATTGTTTATCATGCCAGACTGACACGGCAGCATCGTGACTGTTGGCACTAATTCCCCAAATGTTCATCTGTATATAAAAGGATCTCGTTGGCGTAGTTCTTCTAAGCGTTTCTTTAATTTGACTTGAAACTGTACTTCAGGATGCTCGTGATCAAATGTTTTATAATGATTTAATAAATCTTCTATTTTTTTGTTTAATTCAGAATTGAACGCATTAGCATCTATGCTTGCAATAATATCTTTGTATGTTTGGCTACTGAATAAATAATGTCCACTGACACTTACCGCCACATCTTTATCAGTGACACCTTCAGGAACCCATCGTTGCCAGTAATTCTGATTATAAACTAAGTCAGCAAATATTGCCCATAGATCCTTGGGTGCAAATTCTTTTAATAAGTCTGTTTGCATAACACCTAATTGAGGAGCAATGTTCAAGCTGTCGACGCTGGCATCAATGCGGTTTTTAATATCACTGGCAGTAAAGTAATCTGCGTTATGTTCCTTGAACAAAAAGCCTGCGGCACGTATTTGTTCACCTATTGCGTGATTGCGGTCAACATCAAATGTTCCTGCCTGACCGTCTTTGGTCAAACTGCCTGTTTGTGTTACAAAGAATTTAACGTTGTTTTTGTAAGGATTTAAAAATCCTAGTTGTATGTCTATTCTAGCAATACTGCTGTTAATATCAATGCCGGTGTTGTCTTCACTGCCAAATTCCAGCATAATATCAGGATTCAAACTTATAGCATATTCAATTAATTTTTTTGCGTAATGTAATTGATTATCCTTAATACGACTAACATCGATGTGTATTAAATCAAATCCAGCCGTAATGTCGGTGGCAATTGTTTTCATACAACGAATAATTGCATCATCAATGGACAGGCCACGATCTAAATCACTGAAGTAAGGTCCGCAGTGATCTCTGCACAACAGCAAGTTCGGATTCTTATATTGTTTTACTTGTTCTGCTAGTTCCGCAGTAGTGCAAACATAACCAGTGGCATAGTCAACTTGATTGCGGCTGGCAATAATCATCAATGGATAATTATTATCTTTTGTGTGCTTGGCAAGGATTTCTATAATTTCCCTGCTCATTGGTCCGAAGCCCAACTTAAATTGTTTCATATTGTCTGCTTTCGATTTCGTTATAAACTTGTTCGCTGGGTTTTATCCCGGTGTAAATCTCAAATTGTTTTAAGAATTGACTGCGATAAAACTCACGCCCAGATACATATTTAATATTGTAATTCTGACATTGTTGTTTAAACTCGTTGTCTTTGATGGCCAAGTCTATTACTAACCTTGTAGTAGGAGGTATTTGTCCCAGCTTAAATGGACTTTCTTCCGTACTTGTTCCCAATGCTGTACAATTAATTACAACGTCTGCAGATTTATACCGTTCATTCCATGTTCTTAAATTTCTCGCACATACATTCAGACCATCATAGTGACTATCTTCTAAATACTTAATAAACATTGAACCTATTGCACCGGCACCTAATATAGTAATTCTGTCGCCGGGTAAAATATTCTTTGCGACCTTCTCAACGCCGGCCAAGTCTGCATTATATCCATGAGTTTGACCTTTGTTTATTTTAATAGTATTACAGCTATTATAAAGTTCTACATAGGGATGTTTTTTATTCAAGTATGATATAGTAGACTGTTTAAAAGGCATGCTAACACTGATTCCAGAGACGCCATCTTCGACGGCCTGAATTATTGCTTTTTCAATGTTAGTACAGGCCAATGGTTCATATGTTGCATCTATATTATAATGTTTAAAGAATTCTGTGTAAAAATATTGCCCAGTCTTTCCTGGGAATTGACTTAAACTTATAAATTTTTTCATCGTTTGTACGCTCTTATTTCTCTTATTTTATTATCTTGATCAAAGTCTATAACATCTATTACTGGAATTACGACCTTATTATCTAATATAACTTTAATTTCTGCTATAACAGTATTGTGACCCATGGCAATTTTATCAATTTCTATTCGAATATTCCCTAACTGTGAAAACAATGTTTGATTAAATGCTAATACATTTTCTCTGCCAATCATTTGTCCGTCCCAGTCTGTTAGTATCACATTGTCAGCAAACATTGTTTCCAAGCCGGTCAAGTCCTTTTCACTGAAGGCCTTTAAGTATAGCATGGCAATTTGGCTTTGTGTGGCTTTACCCATTTACTTATTTCCTATAATTTCTTTTTTAAAATACTCTTCGAAAAATACTTCGCTGATTTTTTCATGCATAGATGGTCCGGGGTGTACACTGTCTCTTGCAAAGTCGATGTCATATTCTAAATCCGGATATTTAATATATTGAAAATTTGTAAAATTTTCTTGAATAATATCGATTTCACGTTTTGCGGCTACTCCTAGGAATGACCACACAGAATATATCACTTTGGCATTTAAACTTTTCGACACAGCATCTATTAATGCTAAATTTTTAATTGATTGATATTCGATAAACTCCCTATCTATGAACAGTTTATCTACTATGTTACTATCGGATGATAATCCTGGACTTCCAGGATGAAACCATGTTTTTATTTCTTTGGTATTATAACAGTATTCTCTTCTAGTAAATGACGGAAACAATATTACAATGTAATCTAACTTACGTTTAAACTTCACAGAATGCCAATAAAGACCGTTGGCAATAGAATCTAATCCGGCGCCTGCTAATGCAAGATTCCAATGGGGAATTGTTTTACCTGTTCTTACTTTTAGTTTATTTAATAATCGAGTTGACCATATTTTATTCACAGGCAAGCCCACACCTTCGGTATAACTGCAACCAGTAAATAAAATTGGGATATCAGAATGACTGTCAAACTCGTCACTTCTGAAACCGTGATTGTTAAAAGTATAACAAATATCGTTGCAATCTTTGAGATATGTATTCGAACCTTTACTATTAACTTCTAAATAGTTTTCCGGCGTATCATATGCATGCCAATTACTCTCAGTATTCGCCCTGTTTGCAATTTCATTATTATAATAAAAATCTTTATTAAACATCACCGCTTTCTAATTCCGCAAATAATTTAATTCCCAAGTACCACAGGAATATATCAAATGGTGCAGTATGCAACGGGCTCATGTTCCAAAAGATTATAGGTACCAATTGCTGTACTTTATTATAGTCTAAATTATTATCTATGATATATTTCTTCAAACGCTGTTGATATACAGTGATATGGTCAACATTGGGAATACTCAATGTTACACTGCCGTTGTCAATCTCTATGTTAAAATTATGATTCTTAATGTTGGCATAATTGATGATCAATCCCCCGGCCATTTTAGCCAAGTCATAGTATATATCGCCGTACTCGACTAGGCCTGCGAACTCATGTCGCCAATCTATGATCTTAAACTCTCCGTTGTCACTGATAACAATGTTATCAAACTGTAAATCACCGTGTAGGAATCCCGGACGTGTAACTTGTGCAAAATATTCCCAGTCTATCTTATCTAAATAATAACTGTGGTCTCGGACTTCTACGCCGTCAATGTTGGTCACTGGTTTTAAACTAGGATACTTTTCTAAAAACTTGTTGATACGTGACAGTGATTTTGTTTTATAGAACTCAATGCTGGCGTCATGTATATCAGCATCTATGTCTCGCCACACGTTTGTTTCTAGCCAATTAAGCAATTCATTAAATGCCACTGGGTTATTAAATTCATAGAGTGTTTTGCCTGGAAAGAAATCATAGGCCATATAATTGCCGCTGTGCGTACAGTTGGCAGGGAACACATGTGGATTGGCCAATACTTTGTCATACTTCTTTTTAGCAACTGTGCTATCTAACCACCATTTAACTACACGATTGTTACAGATATATATTACTTCGTCTTTTTTTGTAAAGTCGAATTTTTGGCTTTTACTTAATTCAGTTTGATATATTGTCGGACTTCCGAAGTCTAACCAGGAGTCCAAAGAAGCCACTTCACTGCCATGCCTAATTATGCCAATAAATTCATTACTGTCTGTGTTGGATAAATCTCTAAAGAATAATTCCCAGTCTTTGATATACATTAAACCGGTAAATGCTCTCCACGAGTCGTCACATGACTGTTTAAACTTGATGTCTGTGATTTTCCACTGCATATCAGTTTCAAACATTGTGTACAAGTGTGAATCTTTTTCACTGACATCTTTGACAAAGTAACAGTCTGACCTATCAACTTTATTCAATATACTTTCATCAAAGTAAGTGTCGCAAGGCACATACCAAAAGGGTGTATCTATTAACTCTTTACATTGTAGCAATGTGTACCCAGTTCCTGACTTAGCACTGGTCCAGTCGTCGATGTGTAAAAACTCTATGTTTCTATCACTGTATGCTACACTACAAAAATCTATGATTTGTTCTTTTAAATGTCCAACAGGTATAATAAATTTGCTGTCTTTGGGGAAATTGTCTATGATATGTGCCAAAACTGGTTTATCTTTATAAGGCAATAATGCCTTATTGAGATTCTTAGTATAATTTCCCATTCTACTGCCAAGCCCGGCTGTGGGAATAACAACAATATTACTCATGTTCGTAGCTAATTCTGCCATGTGTTCTTCCAGCATCGTCTTGTAATCGAATTACATCGTCTAATTCAGTGGTGCTGGTTTCCATGAATTCTAAATCAGTGTCAGCGATTACTCTGTGTACATAGCCTGGTTGTACATTGAATACAACGCCGGCTTTAAGTTCTATACGCTCAAATGTATATTCGTAGGCTTCTACTTGTCGACTAGTCATACCTTGTTCTAAAAATTTGGCAATGTCCAGTGGTTCTCGACTGCGATGTAACATGCCTGTGCCACTTAGAACATAGTTAGTTTCTATCTTATATTCGTGTACTTGTAAGCTGGTTCTATTGCCCGCTTTGAATAAAATACGTTTACTGGCATAAGGAGTCGCTGAACCGTCTGCAATCCAAAGCTCGTAGCCCCAGTGTTTAGTTACTTTTTTAATTTCCATCATGCCCATCCATTTTCTTTTAATTTATTTAATATAATATTATATGCTTGTTTATGTCCTTCTGGACTTGAATGCATACTTTTAATTTCGTCGGGATAATCTACACTTAACTTGCCCCAAGATAATTCAACTAAATTCTCTTCATCCATGAATTTAGCATACTCTTTCGGTTCATGTGTAAGAATTAAATGCTTAATGTTATGTTTATTTAACAATTGGTGTGCCATGGTCATTACACCAATACTTTGTAATCGATTTATTCTACTGTCATGTATAGTGGTGGCAAAGTCGTACAATGTTTTCATTCTTTCTTTTGGCTCATTGATAAACCTAGCATAGTAACCGCTTTCTTTATCATGTTTTCTAAATGTTTCCCAAAAGTCGATTACACCCATGAAGTTTTCTGTAAACATTCTTCCTTTATATCTATTATCTTTGGACATGGGATGATTTTCTAGTAGCTGATGATATGTACAATCTCCATAGGGAGGATATTGATGATAGTTAACATCCGTGTTCGTTAACTGACCTTTAATATCGTCATCCCAGGGAAACCAATCCACTCTATCATAACTGGTATGACTTACAATTACAATATCATTGGGACCAGCAATGTTATTAACTGCGTATTCAGCTTGTAAGTAAATGCTTAAATTTGTACTAGACCCCTTGGCTAGATTTACTAATTTTCTATTCAGCGTGTTTGATAATAATATACCATATGGTTCTGTGTATAGATCTATACAGCCTATGCCTATGTTAAAACTATCACCGCAGATTATTAATTTATTGTTCATTGTGTGTATTTTCCTTCCACCATTCCTGTTGTCTATTTCGTAGATCATTGATACTATACTGGGGCTGTAACATTCCATTTAAAAACATATCAGTGGAGTTGTCTCGCAGTATTATATAATCTAAATAATCAAACAACAACTTGTCCATGGTAATTCCTCGTTCTGTTAAATATCTAGCTAATAAACTATGAACATCATACTTATGATTAATTGTATCGTTGTAAAATTGAACGTAATAATCAAAAAATTCAGATAATAGTCCAAATAGTTCCCAGTCTACCATCAAACAAGTATCGCCTATTGATGGATAATTAGAAACAGGATCTATATGTAAATTGTTGGTTCCATGAAAGTGCCTGGGTATTGGCAACTGTTTATCAAAATGTTTAATAGGTTTTTTAAAACTTAAATAAAGGTCCGGGCGCAGTAACAGTATTTTATTATACTGCTTAACTGGTTGAACAATGCTCAATAATTTAAAAGCATATTTCCATTTAAATGCCATTGCTATAATTGGATGATATGAAAATTCTGGATGTGATTTCAGTTGATATTCTGAAAACATCATTGTATTATTTAATAAAATATTAATAGACGAAAATGTCACACTACATGCATTAACTGTGTCTGCAATACTTTTTACTGCTGTTTTTTCATCAACTGTAATAGATTGTGGTTTATAGATTTTATCTTCAGTGACCAAATAATAATCAGCATCAATTATCCAACTACCGGACGCTTCGACTAGATGTCGCATCACTCCAGAAATAATAACCGCAGTGTTAGACATACAACTTATGTTCTTTAATATATCTAACTAATTCATTGGCCCATGCTTCATGTCCTTCCGGGCTGGGATGCCATCCAGTCAAAGGAGGATTGACATTATTAACAGGATCTTCTATGTAACTCTTAAAAGTATTATTAGAATAATCTTTTTTATAAAATCTAACAGGATCTATACTATCCCATAGAGCAGTATAATCATTGACGTGCAGTTCGCGAATCATTGTATTTTTAGACTGTTGGTATCTATGACCACCAATACGGCCTTTTAACTTTTTAACTTCCTCGTTGATTTTTAAATCTTGCCAATCATTGGGATTAGCATTGGGCGTTTGATAGAACGCATTAAAGCACATCCATTTAATATTGTTGACTCTGCAAAAATTCTGTAACTGCAAAACATTTAATACATATCTAGGAATATATTCTTCTTCATTCCATAGATATGCAACATATAATTCCCAAAACTTTTCTTGTGCAACTGCGTCAAAATGTTTGACCTGAGGCCACAATCTAAATAGATGCGATAATCCATCGTCTTTGTACCAAAAACTGTTGCGTTCAGGACTTGTCCAGCCAATTATAACAAACAACTTATCAGTTGGAATATTATTTGCTATGTATTTTTGAGAAATATAGTTAATAGTTCTACGCAGAATAGTACCGTTGTCATCAGCTGGCCAACTGAGATTAGTCACTGGAACATTTAAAAGTTTTGCCAAATGAGTTGGATATATTTTAGGCGTTCTATAAGCATCATTTTCTTCTACAAAATCATATTGCCCTGGATGCGTAGTGTCTGGATATCTTTTTGCAATATCAGGATCGACGATTTCACAGCCAAATGTCCAGCTGTCACCATCACATATAATTTCTGGTTCTATGTTGACATCGATGATGTCAATCATTCGTTTAGATGTACCACTCAAACCATTTTCTCCTAATTTCTTCATAGTTATAAATTGAATTCAGTTTTGCTTCAACTGCTGTACTTCGCATCACTGCATACTCAAATGGATTTACACAGGTTGGATGTATAGACAGGTTCATCATATAATTATATAATAAACAACCAGGGCCAAGCCATAATACTTTATCCAGGTTCAGCCCTTGTTGATTTTTATATTGATATTCCATGGGTCGAGCAATTAAATGAGACAAATATAAATCTCCTATTAAATCCATGGTAGGACTATCGCCATAAAACAATACATCATCAAAATTATTAGAATTAAATTCTGAGGCAAATTTGCTTATAGGTGTGGCTGTGTAACAAACGCCTGGCCAAACTCGTTGTAAAGGGAATCGATGACTGGGGTTATAAACTACATCTAATCTTGCTTTAATAACTAAATCATATTGAAAACTTTGTTGCAATTCATAGTCTCTTTTAAGCATTAAACTTCTTGCAAAACTATAAAACATAGGATCCCATGCTCTTTTAAAATCATCTTTATGAAATTCTTGTTGTATAAAACCCTTGGGCTTATATGTTTCTATGATGGCATCTCTGTCGTTGTGTTTTACATCCTCATACACGCTGTGATCTGTTTTAGGTAAGCGCCATGAGTTTGTATCCCATGTGTGAATAAAATAGTCAGTTTCTACATCTAAACCGTTTTCTGGATGAGGATATTCGTGTTCGAAAAAACGTTTGATATTGGCAGCACTTTCTTGCCAATAACGTGCCTGGCCACTGAAGCAAACTGCAATTCTGAATTTTCTTTTAGGTTGTTCTTCTATATTAAATAAGCTCATGACCGCCTAATTCTCCTTCCAAACCTGATTTTATTTTTCTATCTAAATAATCCTGCGCCCTATATATTTTAGGATCCACTGACAATGGAGATATTTCCATGTTTAACATCTTTGCATAAAAATACAATGCATGTTCTGTGCCCACTAGATTATTACTGTTGAAGCTTCTCTTTCCTATTACAGGCAACCATCTATAAAATTCACAGATACGATTAAATGTAACAGTGTCAGCGAACCAAAATACATCACCCAATCTGTGAAAAGGAAACTGTACATCATCCTTGGTAGTATGACAAGTGTAAAAAGTGTTGACTTCTGGATATACTAGATCATACTTTACAAAATGATCAATTTGATAGTCATCAAAAAACATGTCACATCTTATCTTAATGCATAGATCATAATGAAAATCATTTTCAAACTCATGGATTTTCTTTAAATGTGCCGCTCGCATTACACTATAGAATTGTCCTGCGGCCCAATCTAATTTAGTTTCTCCGTGCTCATTGAGATGCACAGCATTTTGTTCGCGCAGGTCTTTGATTTTATTTTTGTTAGAAATTTCATCTTCAAATATACACGCTTTGGGTTTTATTGCGTCTACGAATCTTTTCTTTTCATCATCGGATATTTTGTCCCCGGGCACAGTATTATAATCCCAGCCTTCATGCATCAGCAAACGATGGGGCGGAGAATTATAATCCCATAAATGACAAAATATATCTATGTCATCGACTTCATATGATTGTTTAATTTTATCAATTAGTTTAAACCACGTATGATAACACTTTTCCCATGTTCGAGGTTGTCCACTGATGCAAATAGCCACTTTCATTTGGCATTTTTCCATTTAGTATAGTAAGGTTCAAACTCAGGAAATGTAGCCAAAAAGTTTGTTCCTCTGCGTCGATCATGTTCGTCTACAAACGCAACTAAATCTTTTTGATATACTGTGACTTCTTCTAGATCTGTTTGATTCATTGTTAATTCGTATATACGTTTAAATTTTTCAGCTTCCCATTTGAAAAATCCCTGATTAGCACTTCCGTACCATTCACCGTTTTCTAAATTACGATACATCATTGTTACTTGATTGAAAATGTATTCCTTGGCCCATGCCGAAGGCATTACATGAAAGATACTTTGATGTGCAGGATGTCTTAGGAAAGGTGCATCTAAAATCAACGGAGCATGAACTGCATCGTGCCCGCCGAATTCGTTTTTAATGTCTAACACATCTTGTAAGAACAATGTGTATGTAGGTACACTGAGAACATTATAGGTACTCATGATAGTAATAGTACACTGGGGGATTTCTTTTAATACCCTACGGATATTACTTAACCAAAGTTCATAATTCATGCCGTCGCGAATATATTCTGCGGCCTTGCCATGAGCATCACAGCTTGTAAAGATTTTAAACTTTTTAACTTTCTTTTCTTCACAGATAATTTTAACTTTTTCAAGGAATCTGTCAAATAACTGCGGTGGTACACACAAATTGCTATTGATACTTAAATGGATATCTGGATTAGGATTCTCGATTACGTAGTCGAGAACTTTAAATGTGTCTTTACACAATAAAGGTTCTCCACCGGTTATCCTAAAGTGCTGAAGTTCTTTATAAACAGTGGGCCACCATTTCCAAAATGCTTCAACATAGGGATTATATTGATTATGCGGAATAGGCATTTGGTCAATTTGTTTAAGTCCAGCAATGTCATTAAATTTACCATGTGTTGGATATGGGCCGTGCTGTTTAACTTCTTCCATCCACAAACTACTGACCTGCGGACTACAATAGCTACATTTAAAATTACAGACGTTACTGAAACTAACTTCGAGATAACTGGGAACAACGTTGCTGTCCCATGGTAAGTTACGAACTTCGTCAAAGTGAGGCTTTGCCCATACGTCATAGCTCTTATAGATTCTATCGCTGAGTGCATCTGGTGCGCTGTCTTCTACTTTCCAACAATAGTCACATTCTTTAGGACGGTCGCCCTCCAACATTTTTTTACGCTGTTCTTTTTTAAACTGTGTATTATGCAATGCACTGGGATCTGCGGCCAGTTCGTCCAAGGGAATTTTGTGCGTAGTGGGATGGTGACAACTGTGGTTGTGACCTGTTTGTAGATGCAGAGTTACCTGCTTCCATTTGGCAATACAAAAACTAGGACTAACATCGTTAATCTTTTTTTGAAATGCAATGATATCTTTATTGTGTTCCATATTAATTTATTGAGTTATCTACTTGATTTTCTTTGACCTGTGCACCAAGTCTTGGTGGGTTAATCCAGCTTTCCTTGAACATTTTACTTCCGTTATAGTCAAGTTCTGCAATCTCTAATCCTAGGTTTGTTCTCAATGATTCTCCCAGTTTGAATATTTCGTCTTGTAGTTTTTTCTTATCGTATGTCCAACCGCTGGTCAAACATTTTTCTGACTCTCCAGCAAACCGGGGCTGAACAGCATTTTTCCAAAAATCATCATGCCATTCAAAATCACGCACCAACGTAAAATCAAAGTCATTTCTGGCGATATTAGACATGTAGCAACCCAATCTAGTTCCATACATGGCCCATAGCCCATTGTACACATCAGCGCCGACACTGGCCATACTAATAAACGTTTATAGTTTCTATCGTGTACTCGCTGTTTTAGTTGTCGAGGATCCACTGTTACGCCACCTTCTAATGCTAGTTTAACACCTTCTCGAAAGCCTGCACGATATGCTTGGTAAGCACTGGCATTATTAAAAACGTCACTGTAGATGTTATTCATTTGATGATAGTAAATGTCCCAGCAAAAGTCAACTTGTGCTTTGGGATCTTCTGCGGCTTCGTGTGTACGCATTTGTTCTACCACATGTTTGGGCCAAAGTTTAATACCACCATTGCCATATACTAGTCCGTTGACAACATTCTTGCCTGCCCATGATATAACGTCATGGCGACTAATTTTCGACATGTCTAATTCAATGCTTAAAAAGTCATCACGTACAATGTTATCTGCATCTACTGTAATGAATCTATCTGTTTCAGCGGCAGCGGCAGCGGCTTTGTGTGCCGCATCAAAGCCTTTTACTCCATGTACACGCTTGGCCCAAGGAGCTTTGTTACATAGATCAGAATAGTTCTTATCAGCGTTGGGTTCGTCGTAGCTTAAAAATATAATATCAAAACTGGTAATCGGTGCTAGCATCTTCTTCCTTTGCATGTAAATGAAAATAGTTACATACTAATTTAACTTCTTTTTCACTTGTTAATTTTATCTCAAAATTATTATAGTTGTTAAGTTGGTTACTACTTAACTTGATAGAACCCAACATCATTGTCGGGTCATGTTTTTCACAAATATATAATTCTATGTCTTCATTTAATCTAAACGTGTTGATGTCTTGTATTGTACTTTGTAATTTTAACATATTACCTTCCTGTTTGTAAAGCAAATTTGGAAGATAATCTAAATTATTTTCTGCAACCAAGTTTTCATTTGATTTATAGTCGTATGATATAATTTGGTTGTCGTTGTAATATAAAAATCCAATGTTCTTTAATCCAGACACGTCATCGGGTAACCAACTACACTTAAAACTGATGTCATGTTTTTCAAATAATTCCCTGGAAGACACTGTAAATTTTCCAAACAGCTTGGATCTTTCATTTTTATCAATGCAATATATTTCTATGTAATCAGGCAATTCTTCCAAGTGTTTTTCTGAGATTTTTTCCAATAACATATTTAATTTAAAAATATTATAATCAAAAATTAGCTGTATTTTTTTAGTTACTACATCACAGTGTAAGTGTATAAAAGACCGTTCTGCATTTGTAGCGAAAATAAAATCAAATTCTCCTTTTCTGCGTTGCTTGTTGTGCGTTAATTCAAATTCATTGGTTGTTTGATTTTTTTTAACTATGAGCTTGGACAGTGATAATTTGTTTTCGAATAATTTTTTTGTCAGTGTAGAAGCAGTTATGACAGCTATAGAATTTCTTTTCTCTGATGGAAAAATTTCCATGGGTGAAGCAACAACAGGTAAACCTGTAAGTCTATTATATTCAACATACACTCGTTGTTCTTTATCTGTATTTCTACTTTTAAGAACTCTTTTTTGTATGTCAAATTCTTCAACTTGATCATCCTTGTCACTTACGAAGTCACTCATTTATTTTTTAAAATTTTCTAATATCTCATCAGTGAGCCAGCCCTTGGATTCATATTTAACCAAACCATGTTGTACAAAATTTTCAATTTTAAGAGTACATTCATCATTGACCCAGTATGTTAAAAATTCGCTCCAACGCTTGGTCCAATTGTTATTAATGTAATTATTTTCTTGTTTAGACAAATCTATACAATGCATAAAATCAAAAGTTGATATTTTTTTCTCAGTTATAGACTGCAATAGGGATAGCACCCAACTAGGCCATATATATTTGGGAAACGGTGGCATTTCATGTTCTTTATCTGCAAAAAACTTTATATAATTATCTTGATCATAACTAGAACATAAAACGCTGGCCAGTCCAAATATGTAATCACAGCCCTTGTCTTTGTTAAAAAATATTGCATTTGGAATACTGCTGACTCCAAAATTTTTAAATTCGATGCCAGCAGTACTATACATCAAAGGATCTACGATTTCATTATTAAACAAATAGCGATGCTTTGGAAGAACAATGGGATCTAAACTTCGCAGATTTTCCCATATTCCCAGATCAAAATAAGTCAGCAATTGATCGGGCAGTAATCCAATGGTCTTGGTATACGGACTCATTAACATTGATTTGAAATAACATAATGTTGGATTTTTTTCCGCTAAAAAAATGACATTGTCTGCTTCTATAAATTTTGCATTTGTGCTATTAACAATGACGCTGACAGGTCTATTGAGATCTATTTTTTTAATGCTGGTTATTAATAGATTTACTTCCGTAGAGTTTTCAACAGTTCCATTAACTATTAAATAACCTTCACTCATAAATCAACTCCTTGAGTTTAGTGTAGTGTCTTAAAATTGCCATTTTATTCATCAAGTGTATGTTTTCATTTATTATTCTACTGCAAATATTTTTCCATAGCTCTTTGGGATCTGGACATAATAACACGTAGTCATTGAGAGATTTAAACTCTACAATATCATCAATTTGCTCACTGAAACGCATTACTTTTCCTGGCAGCACTGCCACTGTATTTCCCACTGTTTGTCCATTTAAGATATGTGCGGCAATACTGGCAGCATAGTCTGTTCTGAATAACACTCCGGGAAACTTGTATAACCACTTGTAATAATGATAGTTCTCTTTGACATGTTCCCACACGCCAAAGAACAAGCGAGCGATTTCACTGTCTTTTCTCCAATACACAACGGTGCTCCACCACATGTCTATACCGTCCGGATGCAATTTTTGTTCCCAGATTCTGGGCTTGTAATTACGAACACTGACAGCGTCTTTGTACATTGCAAGTTCATAGTCGGTGTCAAACACTGCATCTAAACTGTCATTGCCTACAATGTAGTCAACGTCTATCATCAATGTTTGTCGGTAAGGGCTTTTTTGAAAAATGCTGTGTTTATTTTTATTATTGAACTGTGTGCTGAATTCTGTCCAAGGACTGTCCCTGTGCATTCTTGTATTACGTTCGTGCTGAATATCTTCCACAATGATATGATCAAATGTAAGAGATAATTGCTCGGGAGTGAGTTCCGCAGTTAAAGCATTGAGAGTGTTTAAATCTGTGAGCAAAGTGACATGATTGTTTTTCATGTGCAGTTTTACATTTGCTGCCGCTATTATTGCTAATTTTTCGTAGGCTATTTTGCCGTTGTTATACGCAATCAGCAAAACACCTTTATCAAATTTAGACATCTAAACCTACCAATCCTTTAGTGTCCCTTTTCTTTTTTAGTTTTTCGTAGTCGTTGTAATACTCATTCAGTGCTTCTGTATATGCACTGAACAACTTGACATGAAAGTCTTGTAATGCTGTTATTAGTATTGGGTTTTCATTGTCATCTATAAAAACAAATTGTTCGACTTTTCTATCTAACAAGTGCTGAACAAAATTGATTAGTTCCAGTGTGGCTGTAAACATTGAATTTGAATAACCAATGGTTAACATGGTATTCATTCGCTGTTTAAGGTTTAGTTTTTGATTGTTTAAAGTTAAGCGATAGTTACTGAACTCTAACGCTTCTCTGAGTTTGTCATCCATTTTGACTCCATTATATACTAGTATAATGTATTTATAGTAGCAAAATGAAATATTTTAAGGAGAAGTAGCTATTCCAGAAAAGGCAGGCTGGGCAATCGAGAATGTTGCACTGCCACTGGATTTTGTAGTAGCTTTATTACTTTCAACGTGCAAGGTATGAATTCCATTTACTTCCGTTGAATCCGCGCTATGTAACACGACCCGCAATACCAACTGAACTGGTCCTGTTGTATAGTTTCCGTTTGCCGCTACAATTGAACCATACACTCGTATACTTCTTCTACTGCCACCATAACCGTAGCCATATCCGTAGCCATTGCCATATCCATAACCACCGCCATTACCATATCCATAGCCGCCGCCATTGCCGTAGCCATATCCGTAGCCATATCCGTAGCCATATCCGTAGCCATACCCGCCGCCGCCTGAACTGTTACAAGTTAGTAATAACTGCTCTGTAGAGTTCAAGTCTCTAAAGCCTTTATTTTCGCTGATAATATTTGCAGTAGTTGAAACTGTGTTGGTTAATTTCACACTAACAACTCCAAATCTAGCGTACACTGATTGCCATAATCCAGACGCTCCGGATCCGGTGCCTGTTAAACTTAAATTAATGCTACTGTCACTGTTGAAGAAATAACGGGCTTTGTCATAATTTTGAAAATTTAAAGTCACAGTGTATGTTAAGTTAGAATTCCATGGTGTGTTTCTTGGAATGTTTCCCAAAGTAGCCAATGCCCGTTGTCCAATGGCTGATAAATTATGTCTTGTGTCAACATCAGATGACACTGTTTCTATATCATTCCAAATACTGGCAGTGATCTTTTGTCCGATTATAACACGATCTAATTCGTAGACACTACCTGTGTGTTCAGCGCCTAAATTAATACGGTCAATCATTTCATTGACCAGTGCTGCCGTAATTTTTGTTCCGGTGTTGGCTAAACTAGCAGATGTGTTTCCCCATCCATAACCCTGTCTAATTTTATCAGCTAATACTGTTCTGGGAATACTACTGGGATAAATGTCGGCAAAAACTTTGTTGGTATTATTAACCAACAAATTATAGTCACTGGCTGTGATTAATTGCCCTTTTGATGCCAATTTATCTTACTCCGACAGCTACTTCTACTGCGCTAATGCCGCTGCTGGTTTTATCGTTTAATGCTCTGCCGATAATGTTTATAGGATTATATTCATTTGTAGCCATTCCCACGCCCTGTATCTCACTGGATACAATACGCTGACCTTTTCGAACTGTGCCCGTTACTAAACAAGGTACTCGACCTTTCAATGCCACAGGATAAGCATTTTCCTGCATTTTCATTTTGCTGTTTAGTAAGAAGCCAGGAGCAGTTGATATAATACCAAATACTTCTTCGTCATAGGCTTTAATTGTTTTAGTAATTTCTAATTCGCCGCCAAGACGAACAATATTACCTGGGACTAGCTCAACGTCACTTCTGTATATTTCTGCCATGTCAGCAAATTCTGCTTCCATTGCACGGCCACGTATTTTAAAGTTACCATATTCAGAACCAACATCTCGACCGTCATTCATGTTAATGCCACAGCCAATAGTTGGAAATCTATTTTGTAGTCCGGTATCTGCATGTGGGGTATAAGTGGCAGCTTCACTGCTGATAATAGCAACTATTGTGCCCACGGTTGCATTTAATGAAGCTCCGACGTGAATTTTAATAGCACGGTGAAAAATTCCTGCAACGTCTTTAATTAGTGCTGTACTGAATCCGTCTACTGGACCGCCTATTAAATCTGTTCCGCCAATGGGATTCCATTTTACGCCGTCATAGACGCTGACAACTCGTGTATTGCTGTTCCACCAAAATTGACCGGTAATTGGGTTTGTTGGAGCAACTGGATTGCTGAAGTGCTCTAACATTTGAACTAGGTTTTCTGCCATTATTTCGCCATAAGCAGAATAATTTTTACCCAGCAGTTTAATGGGAGTACTGGTATCTATTTCCCTATCGCGTACAATAGCTAATCGTGTTCCGTCTGTTTTTGTAACATCATATGCCATTCTTAAAAATTCCTTTGTTGCATTATTTATCTATTTTAGTTTAGTCTAATTCTTAAAGTATAGACAATCTGTATTACTCTATTTGCGGACTTTTGCACTGGGTCAAACACAATATGACTCAGCAAATATCCTGAGTTTTTTCCATTACTGCCGCGGCTTTTTAAGCCTAATTCGTTAAAAATATAATCTCCGTTGTATTCTTCAGGGCTGACCACTAAACTATCGTCGCTGTCTGCATTTGGTTCATTTTCTTCCAGCGTACATGTAACCACTAAATCGGTGTAGTTTAAACCAGTTGTATGATTTACCACCACATTGTTATTAATAATATCAGAGTTGTTTGCAGTGTCGACTTTGTCAACAACTTTGAAATACGTTGGATTATACAGTCCTGCTTCTAAACCTGTGGATAAATTATCAGTGACATCGTTGTAAGTGATGTTTCCAGTTTCGTCTATGATCAAGCCACCGTTGCCGAAATGCATTTCATATACATAAGAATTATTGTTTCCTTGTAACATAGTGGCAATAATCAACGTCATTGTCTCAGGATTAATTGCGTTATGCTCACTGACAAAGACTTCTTGAGTCTTTGGATCCCAAATCTTTACGTGACCATCGATGTTAATATTTGTCGAATCTATCATTTTATTTCCTGTATACTATATTTAACTGTTTTTTTAACTACTTAGTTAAAGACAGTGCCTTCTCCGGCAAGTTCGCCGCCATATCCAATGTTAATTTCAGTGTCTTCTATCGACAATGTTTCATCCATGGACAAATTGGTATTTTCTATCAATTGTTTATTAACTGTGGAACTTCGAATTTTATCTCTATAACTTTTTACACTGGTATAAAAGTTTAAAAATACGTCAATATCATCACGACGAAGTGTATTTGTTTTATCCAAGACCTTGTTTATTAAATTAATAGGTTCTATTGTGCTGGACTTTTGTAGCCAATCTACATTAGTTTGTTCGCTTAACACATACCTAAACATGGCACACATCATTTTAGAATAACCGACTTTGTATGTATCTACAAAAAGATTATTTCGCAGTGCTTCTGTTATTGCATAAAATACATTGCAGAAGTCAAAGTCCCATGGAATGTTAATTGCGTCCCATTTAGAGCCATCCCATGTGCCTTTGGGATCAAACAATTCGTCGCTGAGTTTAATGGCACCACGTTGATTTGTTTTATCAGCAGTTCTATAAACTACTTTGAATCCTCCAGCAACATCTTTTTCATATATAGAATTATCTTCCAATACTTTGATATATGAATTCGCTGTTACATAAGATGTATAAATTTCAGCTAATTTGGATATAGTCAAGGATATTTCTTTTGTAGGATCATAGTCTTCGCTTTGGTAATCTACAAATGTCCAATAGCTGGTCATGTCGTATATATTATCAAACAATGAATACGCAGTTTGATTTAAAATGTCTCCCCAATTTGGCAAGGAACTGATGTCAACGTTTAATAATAACTGATTTGTTTTTTTAATAAATGTTCTTCTTGCTTCGTAGATATCACTGAACCAACTCTGTGGGTATGGTCTAATAGTGTTTCCTGCTCGAGAATATCTATGCAACTTGGCAGCATCCGGAACATTTGTAGTCACAGAATAATCAATGCCTTCATGTGTTAATTCGTAGTGTATGCCACCAGCAATACTGTCTCGAAAACGTGTGTGTATCCACTGCGGTATGGTTTCAGAAGTGTTTGCTTCAGACACAAATAACCATTGTTGATGTTTTTCTTCGCCTTTTAATTTCTTCTTGATTTGAACTACTGTGCTGGAATTATTTAAAAGATGTTCAACACCTTTTAGCATAATGCTGTTACTGTTAATAGGTGCCCACCATGCCAAGCCGGCTGCACTTGGATTTAATATTATTTTACTCAACTGTTTAGTAGAATAAATTCTCACAGCTTTGCTTTCTGGACTGATAGTGTCTTTGTTCTTTACCCAGAAATAAAACACATTATAAGTATTACCGTTGACATAATCTTGTTCTTCAACCCAGTGGTAATTATCTTTTCCAGAAGTAGTGTCAACATAAACTTCACCCGAAGCACGTTGACCAAATGCAGTGCCTTTGGCTTCTACTAACTTATTCCATTGTGTGGGATGCACCGGGCTTTTGGTCCATTCATAGATATCTGGTAGTTTACTGTCAACAGTTGTTCCCCAATATCTTGCTCTTGTCAATGCGTCGCCACTTTCATAGTCACTGAACTGTGTAGTACTGGTATCCCACCAGCGGCGTCCCACATATTCTTCATACCAGCCGAGACTTGCATAAGCACTCTTATATTCATCTGTAGTGCGAGTATATTTTGCAGGATCCACACGACTTATAACTTCTATGTCGTCTTTAAACGCTTTTGGTAGATACATTTTTCTAGGATCGAATAATTCTAACTTGGCCATGACTTTATTGGAATCATAGTCGTAGATTATCAAATGTTCTATGTCACTGAGGTCTAATGGCAGTGAATCGGTTTTAACAACTGTTTTTCTAATGACATCAGTTTGAATTATTTCGTAGACTTTATAGTTTCCAAAGTCAAAGCTGACGTCGCCCTTGCTATTGCCCATGCCGTCATCGATGATTGCAATAGGAAAAGCGGCATTATATTTGCTGGGAGTAATCGGTAATGTAAAATTAGTAGTACCTATCACGTTGCTAAAAGGATTATATTTTCTCTTCCACGCATACCCGTATGTTCCTGCATTTGCACCAGTGGCAGCATTTAATTCAGCAAGATTTTTAAATCTAATTGGCTTAAATGCAAATACTTTACCTGTGGTAATAGCTTCTGTGACTCTAGTGTTAATATAAAATCCAAAATTATTCTCAATGGAATCTACACGCCATATACCATTGACTGAGGAATTTACAGAGCTTGCGTTAATAATTAATACATAATCGCCAACTTCTGCTCTGTGAGGGAAATTACAAGTAACTCTAGCTTTACTCACATCTGTGGGGCCTGGGCATATTTCTGTTACTGCAATATTTCTGTCTATCGTTTGTAATACTTGCCAAGTGCCGGGTGTGAACATACTGTTGCTTGTGCCCAGTAAATTAGGGTTAGGTTTATTATAATTTGCAACAAATATGTTAGGCAAAAATGGTTCGTTTATACGAGTAAATTTATCGCTGTTATTAGTCCATGTATTTGGACTAACAGTGGTTATCGAATAGTACAAGAATCCGTTGTATCGAACCTGCGAATTTTTCTTATAAGATTTATTGGCTGAATATGATTCTATATTATATAGTTCAGAAAAATCACTGTACAATGCAGGCAGATCATCTAATGTAGCAACACTAAAATTAGTATCTCCTTCGATGACAGGACCGCTGGTTTTTAAATCAGTGTATGTTCTATCTAATGGTTTAAATGTTAAATTTTTTCTATACGGTTTATGCACCCATTTCTGTGAATTATCAGTTATATAGTGAATATAAGGACTTACTCTATCATCATTGTCGGCTACAAAACTAATAACCTGTGGATTGCGGGCCAAGTCATCAGATGCTAATTCAAATTCATAGAATTCAATATTTTTAGTATTTCCAAACTCGCCTATGCGTACCATGTATTCTTCCAGGGGTTTGGTCGAACTTCCGTCGCTGTGAGTCAGTGGCTCCAGGCCTGCAAATACCTGCTTGGTACCTTTTGTATAAGTAATCGCATTTTTAAACAGCGTCTCTGTTTCTTCTTGCAAAAACAATTGGCGTAATTCTGGATTTCTAGTTAATCCAAATTGAGCTCTGCTAGCAGCCAGTATTGTTTTATCGTCGACAACGTTTTCTATGTCTAATAAATTTCTTCCAACTTCAGAGAACGTGTCGTAGTTGGGAATAATAGAATCATCGCTGACAACATACCCAGGAACAAAATATTTCCCATCCCAAATTTGACTCTTTTTGCCGCCTATTACAAAACTACGCTTGGTTGTACACTGATCCGGCAGGAAGTATATGTCATTGAACACGCTGATGGAATCTAAATGTACAACCGATTCGTAGGTAGCAAATGTTAATTTAATGCCATAAATTGGATTGCCAGTATCCTTGGTTTTAACTGTGATATTATCACTGCGCTCAACTAATAAATCTTTGCTGAACAATGGTTTATTTTTGCGATCCACACATTGTCCAACGTTTTCGTTGGTGCCTTCTAAATTTTCTAATTGTCCCCGAGGCATTGTCAATACAATACCAGAAGCCGCTGGATTTAAATCAATGTAATTACCGGGAGCAATAATTTCATTGCTCCAATATATAAATTGACTTGCACTCAACTGCCAATTACGTAGATCATAGGATTCAACTTCTTCAAATTTAAATCCCTGGCTTTCTAAATATTTTCCATAGCCGACAATGATGTCATATATTTCTTGTCTGCTCGCAAACTCTTGTCCGTAGGTCAGAGATGTTAGTTCGTTGCTGTAAACATTTTTTTCTTTGACTACAATATTGCCTATAGTTTTGGCAGTAACACCACTATTTGCCACAGGAGTAAAATAATTAAAATATCCCTGTTCATTGGCAAATCCATGAACAGAATATGATGTTCCGTTCCAAATTATTCGCATTGCAGAATAGAATATTTCTCTATCTGAATAATGTTTAATTAATCTAACTGCATAATTTTCTTCGGGTACGAATAATGTTTTGCGTTGACTTGCAATACTTGTACTTTCAATTCTAATATTATTTTTATTACTGAATCCGCCGAGTAAGAATTCTTTGTTAACTGCTAAGTTGTTAAATTTATCTATAACAGTTGATTTAAAATCTCGGTTATTGAGCGCACAAAATTCTGCATACAAACTTTCTATACCGGCAGTATATGTTATGACTCCGTTGACAACTTTTCTATGATAGTTGTGTTCGATGTTACTTGTCTGCCAAAATTTACTAGTGGAATCTAATTTAATTCCCCATTTGTTGGTTGTTAATTGTCCAGGCACCCAGTTTGTGTTGACATATCTAGCAGGACTGGCTAAGAATTTTAATTTCGCTTCTGCGGCTAGACCTCTTTGAGTATTAAGAAACACAGTTTCGAATGGACCTTGTTCTCCTACTACCCAATTGCCGCTATTCAATGGCTCTGCATCTAGCCATAATAACTCTGTGGGCGCAAGTAATTTACCAGCAGAGTCTACTGGAAAAGTTTCTATATCATCCACATTGCGTACTCTAGCAAAGAATGGATTGGTTTTAGGCTGTGTCGGTGTATTAGTGTTTCCTGTACGCAGTGCTTTTTCCAATGCTGTTCTTTTAGCTGAATCAGTCCAAGAGTAGTAAGTGTCCCACCATGTTGGCTTTAGTGTATGACCTAACATTTCCCAAGGGTGTGAATGTGGACGATCAGTGTCGTACAAATATTTGTAGATTGCTCTCCAAGAGCCAGTCATTGTAGTGTTACCGTCATCGCTGCCTAGTTGATATGTGTAAGTAAAAGGATCAGCTTCGCTGTATGTATCATTAGACATTGTGAAAATATTATTTTCTGCCATCCATGATAAGACTTCGCTGTTGACCACAGTTCTTATTTCTGACCATGTGTATCTGCCTGATCTAAAATAACCAGGTTGATCTTCCAGCAAAGAAGCATTGCTGTTATTTTCTATGTCATATGCAATACTTGACCACACAGCTTTTTCATATTCAAATAATAACTGTTCAATGCTGTTGTTTGGATAATTGTTTTCGTCTACACCATCTTCTAAATATAAACGTGTGCCATCGTGTCTGCATAAGAAGTATTTTGTATCGGCATAACTTGTGTCTGCGTAAATTTCAGGTTGATAAACTGGGTTCAATCCAATTTTTGCCAAACTGGCAGGAATCTTAGAATTGAATTCGTCAGTCCATTGTCTAATAGTTAATTCTGTGTTGGCAAATTTATTGTCCAATACAATACTAGTATAATAGTCTTCTGATGATGATAGTGTATAATCTACACCACGTGTCAATAGTTTATTATCAGCAATAAGGTGTAGTATAGTTTCTTTGCCAGCACCGTGATCGATTAAACTTAATCCATTGTCAAGTGGAATAGCAAAAACATTGGTAACTGTTATTTTCTTTTCAATATAATTAATAGAATTTCCCCAGCCTAACATGTTACTGTGATACCAAAAGTTCTCATTATTAGTTTGATTTAAAAAGATGTTACTGACTGCTAAATTTAAAATATCTAAACTAGACATAATAGATGTGTTATTTTTATCGATGACTTGTTGAAGTTCAAATGTTAACTTATTTAAAAATGAGTCGTAGTGCTTGCCTTGTTTAATAATGATTTCACTGAAGTCATAGGGCAAGTTGGTTGCAACAATTGCCGCTTTTGCCAACGGACTATTATGTTTTAATAATGTGCCGCCGCCCATGCCAGAGATAATCAATGAAGGATCAGTTTGCAATGCTTCTTTTGCATTTGAAGCATTTGACTTTAGATTAATTGTATGTTGATACAATGAATAATAATTAATAACGTTGAGTTTAGCATTCAACGGATTCGTAGTTAAACTCAACGGAGCTGTTTTACTCACTGGATCGGATATCAAAGTATCCAAACAAATCTTATCTCCGTATTTTGATTTTTGATTTAATATGGGTGTAGAGATCAATTGCTGATAATAACTCAACGAGCCGTCTTCCAGAGTTATATCACTGATAGTATAATCGTAGCTTTCATAAATCGGATTAGTCTTGTCTCGTAGATAAGCAAACTGTAAGAACCTCCATTTATTTACAGGACGAATAATCGCCGATTTAGTTATGTTGTTGGCTGTCCAGAATAATCTAGTAGTGTCTATGTTTAATAAATTATCGATATAACTAGAATCTTCTAAAATACTGGCGGACAGATCTAATTCGATGACACCATTGCTGACTCCATTATTAAAGCAATATGGTTCTTCTAATAATACAGGTCTAGAAATATTATCTATTACTTCTGTTCGATAAAAAGTTATTGGGTAAGGTAAATCATGACAAACTATTTTAAAATTGCTGCCAGATATCAAAGGCATAACTTGTTCAAGATTGTGAAATCCTCTTTTACTAGAAAATCTGATTAAACCGTGGCCTTGCACATTAAAATAGAATTTTAACTTTTCTGTTTCATCATAAAATATATGAATAGTATCAAATCCATTAGCAGTGGGGATTATCTCTTCGCTCCATTGAGTTTCTGTATTATCATTATAGAACAAATCCTGTGTTTGCTTTGTAATATCCAAACCTCGTCGAGGCTGATAAAACGATATTGCAGAAGCTGACAAATACTTGTAGCCAAACGGCCCTTTAATTTCTATTTCTTCTCCAGTGATTTCATCATTATAGGAAAACATTTTATCTATATCAGTTGTAAACTTTATTTGATTAGGACTAATATTCAGTGAATTATTTTCATTAATTATATCAAAATCGATGCTACTGACTTGTATGCTTCTGTCTAATGTATAATCATAGACTGGACCCGGAGCAAAGTCGAGAATAACCCCGCCCTTATAATCAATTTCATTAAATGTTTCTAAGTGTTCGTCATTGCTGGTATAAAATTCAAATCTAGGGCATTGATTTTTTGTTGTTTTATTCTGTGCAAACTGCCATCTGTTGTTTTTATAAATTAATCTATAATATCTAATATCAGAATCGACTGCAACTAACGCACCATCACCTGTTACAGTCGAAGTTGTTTGCACAAAACTTGCATTTGTATCAGGATTAGAAACTGTATAAATTCCAGGTGATTCTTCAAATACTAATCTGTCGCCGTTGACCAATGTGTAACCATACAAATCTTTAATACCGGCTTTTCCTGTATAATCTGAAACTTGTCCGGTGAGCATTGTTGACACTGCTGTTCTTAAGTTATTGGGCCAATTATAAAGTTTTGTATGCCTATTAAAAGTAATAATAGGACGTTTTGCTTTATTAGCTTCTGTTACAATGTTATTAACAGAAACATCTAAAAAATCTGCCACAGTTTTAATTAAATTAATATGATACCAGTGATCGATTACACCCCAATGATTTTCATTGGCGATATATTTGTCCATGGTTATATATTCCGGCTCTGAAGTAACAATTTGACTTCCGTCCCATAATTCGCTGTCCCATTTAATGGCAGGCGCATCGACTAATGGGTCTGATTTATCCCAAGGACGTTTTTTAAGATAGCTGTTTGGAATTCTTTTATCTATATTTGTTGTTCTTAATAAAGAAATATTTTCTCCCGTGCCCGTAACAAAATAAGTCTTCGGATCGTCTATGTCATCTGTTTTATAATCCGAATCAACAAAACCAGTGAAGTAAACAACCATGCCGTTTTGTAATGTTAATGATTTACCAGTTTCATCGTCTACCAGTGTCACACTTGGCTTCCCGATAACATCAGTGGCCATGGAAAATTTATTTCCGCCTCCAACTGCTTCTGCAAAATGCAGTCTCATCGCAGGTAAATCATTGGCAACCCAATAGTATAAATGATAGTCAGATAATCTTGCAGAGATTATCGGCAAGTCTAAAATATTAATATCTTTATCTAATTGAATGCCATCTTTTAGTTCCAAGCCTTTTACTCGGAAATAATTTTCAATGTCCAAGTAACTTGCTTTGCCCAAATAAGCATCTTCGCCGTCTCTCATAACAAGCATGTTATTAGCTTGGCTTTCTCGACGAACTTCATTGCTTTCTACTTTGAAGAATTCAGTGACACCGTTTGTAGCAGACCTCAACCCCAGTGTTTCTTTAAAGTTAGATAATTGGCCTTTGCTGGTCATTAAATCTAAACTAGAATCTAACATTTTCTTGTTAGGCTCTGTGACAAATACCTGCGGTAAAAGGTTTATATTTTTAACTTTTTTAGCGGCTAGTTCTGCTGGCTTTTTTGTTTGCTTGCTCATCGACTGATCCTAATGTTGCTGTCTGTAATTTCACTAATAACAATAATATCGCTGACTCCTGTAACACTTGTTACAACTTCGTTGCTGTCTGGTTGTATTTGAAATAACGTACCGAATCTACCTTCTGCACTTATTGGAACTATGACAACACTGTTGAGTTCTGTTTTCAATGCAGTGTGTATGTATGCGGCTAATTCTGTGAAGTAAAAGATTTCTCCAAAGCCAAAGTTTCCTGGAGTAAAGAAAGTATCTATTGCATCAATGACTTTACTTTTGATTTCACTGTCTGTTAGTTTTGTTTTAAGACTCTTGACTACTTTAAACTGTGCTTGAAATTCTGGATCTGCAAGTGTTCCAAATAAAGGTTTAAACTTAACGGGATGGAATATCACTTCATCTGTGATCATTTTATATTCAACTAGATTTGCAAAATTGTCTCGTAGTTCTTCAGTAGTAGGAGGTAGTGGTGCAACAATGTTTGCATCATTTTTCTTTTTCCATGATACATAATCATCATTGTATGTTTTAGTTAACACATATGCATCTATAATATTAGTTAAACTAGGATTCAACGTTTGGTCAATATTAGTATTGTGTTCCCACTTAAACGCAAGATCCATTTTTCCATTAACTGTTTCTAAAATAGTTTCGTTGGTGGTCAGTGGCGCTGGAACATTGTAAGAAAAACTTCCTTCTTCGTAGTTGATTAACGCAATTTCGCTGGCTCCTATAATAGCATTAAAATGGTCCGGATCGTCAGGCAAAAAGTTATTGTCTAAATCCAATGGAGTTACTTTGACTTTACTGTTATCAGTGTATCCGTCGTCGTAGACATAATATCCGCTGATGCGATATTTCTTAAGTACTGATAATTTGGAACTAGAGTCTAATGTAACTAAACTGATGTAATCATTGCTAACTGATTTAAAGTTGGGATTAAACGTGGCTGCAAAATTAATGTTGTAAAAACGAATCAATCCTTCACTGCCAAATACATAGTCTAACTGACGACTGGTAATAGACCAACCATTGCTTTCCCGCGTTACATTTAATATCCAGCCTGTGCTGTTGCTGTTTGAATTATAATTGGCAGTTGTATTTACTGGCGTAGTTATTATAGTCCATTTAGGAGTTAAGTTGTCAAATTTTAATGCAAACGAAACTTTTTCTTCTAATTTTTCAATAATTAATTCTCGTGTAACAGTATCAAATACCCTGGCAAATGGCGGTAATATTTCAACAAGCCTTTCAGTGTCTGTGACAGATGCGTTAATTTCCACTGGACCATGGCCATTAGATAATAAACCTGTATAAACATAGTCGATGTTTTCTATACCAAGTCCATCGCCTCGAATATCAGATACAGTGACCCAACGAGTATCGCCTGTATCGTTCTTTAATTTAATTAATGATCCAGGGCGCATTGCTCGTAGCTCGCCGCCTGTGGTGAATCCCAGTTTCATAGGAACTTTGGATGCCAATGACTCCGATATAAAGCCGTTACTCGAAGTTAAATCATTGTACGAATATCTCCAACGATAGTCGCTGACTTTAAATGCCTGTGATCCACTGGCATGTGCCGCTTTGCTTGTTCCTTGCTGTGCTCTACGCACTCCTGTGAATGTATTATTAATAATGTTAGTATATGTAAACAATTCATTATCTATTTGTAACATGCCGCCGTCAATGTCAAAATTATCAAATGCGTTCAGCGTATTAAGGCTTTCTACCGGAATAGTTATAATAGTAGATGTTGCATCCATAGCATCAACTGTAGTGGCATAATATATTGTTTTTTCTAATTTTACGCTGGGAAAATATTGTGTGCTGGCACTGCCAGTGATTCCTGAAAGATTTAACTTGCCGTAATAAAAGTTCAGTAATCCAATGTCTGTCAACTGTTTTTCAATGTATTCGTCTAATAGATCAACTGAGCGGCGACTTGCATCATCAGCAATATATGTGTTCTTGGTCACTTCGTCTTTGTACATGTAACCATCGTCACCGAATTCGATTAATGGTCGGCTTTTACCTGTTGGGTCGCTTAGATCAACGTAGCGACTGTGTCCACTGAATGTTCTATTTTCAGCTTTCATAATTAATACATCGCTGTTTAATGTGGGCAAGAATCCATTGTAGTCATCGCCGGTGACCATTCTATTTTTACTGTAAAATGCTTCAGGCGCATTGCGTTTGATTTCATCAACTGTTTCACTGGGCAGACCAGTGATCATGTTGTCCTGTAGTTCCAAGGTCATTGTCAACGTCTGCGCTTGATTATTAGCATTGGCATAACCAATGTTGAAAGTAATATTAGTTACATCACCTGCTTTAACTCTTACAAAATCATTTTCGGCAATTCGATACCAAACTTTTATTTGTCCTGTTGGAACATTAGTAAAGGCGCCATCGCCAAATTTAATACTTGTTATATCAGCATCGCTGTAAATTACTTCATACAAATCTCGTTCGCTGCCGTTGTATTCGTTGAGCACAATATTAGAGAAGTTTAAGTCGCCGACTTTTTTCCATGATTTTAATATTGCGCCTGTGTCGTCGATTGATTGCACATAAAAATCTTCTTCACTGATATTTCCTGTGCTGGGAATGTCGATGACTAAATTAGCACTAGGACTATAAATTTGTTCTACAATACTAACCAATGTTCCCTGTTTGACTAAACAGAAAAAACCAGTTTTTGTACTGCCCACACCTTTGCCGTCATTTCTATACATGACACTGAATGCACTGTCTAAATTTGGTTCAGACTGAGTTAACATGCCGTCTGTGCTGATATCGATGGGTAATATATCGAAAGTTAAATTTAAACCATCTACGTTTCCACCAATAGAGTAGTTTGTTAATAACTCTGTACCTAAATTATTAAAATTATAAACTTCAAATAAATTCCCTGTGGAAGTATTAGTGCTTCTTTTTGTGGGTGTACCAAACTGATTGTTGGAATTAAATGCCGCATTCATTACTTTAATGAAACGTTCGTATTCTAATTCACTGGGATCTGCTCCCCACATAATTGTCTTATTAGAAAGATTCACACCAGTACTGTCTAATATCGACTCTGACGTATTGATTGCAACGACTTTCATAAAGCCCTGTGCTGGACGAACACGCTTGGGTTTATATGAAAGCATACGTGCAATACGCAACACACTTTCACGTTTTTCTGCTGTGTCTAAAATATTTTCCCTGGCATTTAAATCCATACGGAATGCTAGATTTTGACCTACATAAGCAACCAAGTCCACTAATGCAATAAATTCGCTGTTTTGCGTATAGTCGTTGAACTCTTCGGGGTAGTTGAATTGCACATAGTTGATCATCGACTGGCGCAGTGTGTCGAAATCGTAGCTACGGAATTCTGCGTTCTTAAAACTAGAATAGACTACTGTCCAGTCTTCTGCTCCGTATAAGTTTTCTTGTCTAATTGCCTTTGGCATAGTTTGTCCTTTATCCGAGTTCTCGTTCTGCGGTCAAGTTTCTGTTAAACACCGCTACTAATTCTGTTTCTGTGGCTGTTGGAACATATCTTAAAATAATAGTTACTATAATTGTATGTTCGTTGTCTACTATATCTATGTCCAATAAATCTAGTCTAGGGTCTTTAGTTACAATACGCAGACAGTCTGCTCTAATAGTGTCTATAGTTTCATCAGTTAATGGATCAAACAATAGATCCCAAACAATGCTTCCGAACTCAGGACTCATTACTCGTTCACCTTTGCGAGTATAGAACTCGTTAAGCAAGTCGCGTTTTGCAAGGTTAATATCGTAGAGTTTGAAATTTCCCCACGTTTTATCAACAGTACTGTAACCTTTGAATTTTCTCATACATGTATTTATTATAGAATAATGTATGTAGATAACGAGTCAACAAAAAAGGCACTTTATGTGCCTTTTTTTATCCTGTTGCTATCAGCTTACTGTCATAGCCTAGATACTCTGCCCACGCAGGATCTCGCATTTGATAAGGGTTATGTTGTTTGACGACTTTAACCATTTGCCAGTAATTTGGCTCTTTGGGCTTGGACAACGGCTCTATTACTTTAGCACCTTTGAGCCAGTTACATGTGCCGCAACAAGTGACTAAGTTACTCCAAGAACTGTTGCCACCTTTGCTTTTTGGTGTGACATGATCCAGTGTCAAGTCTTTGGCTTGGAACTGATCTCCACAGTATTGGCAGGTATAGTTATCCCGCAGATAAACCATTTTACGATTAAACAAAACCTTGTTTTTTGGTCGTACATAACGCTTGGTCATTATGATGCTGGGCACTGGTATTGACAGCTTTTGACTATGTACTACCCAATCATCATATTCTTTGATCACTGAAACTTTGTTTAAAAAAGTAAGTTTGATCGCCATGGTCCAATCAACAACGCTGGGTGGCAACATCGACAGCGGAGTGCCGTCGCTGTTTAGTAGTAGTGTATCACTCATATTTTTATTTAATCTTATAAATCGGTAAGCCGTAAAAATAATTATACAGCATTAAATATGTATTGTCAACTATGACAATTTTTAAGGAGATTGAAATGGACATCGACTCACTGGAACATCACATCAGAACTGTGGACAATCGTCACACCCAAGTAGCAAGACAAATCGAACAAATCGTGTCCCAAAAATCTTGGGACGAATATCAAGTAGAAACACTTAAAAAAGAAAAACTCAAACTCAAAGACGAGCTAACCATGCTTTACCGGAAACGGCATGAGCTTATGCAAGAACATCACTACGAATAATTGACACAAATTCGATAATATTGTATAATACTTGCTTGTACCACAACAAGCGAGTATTTTATGAATGTAGCAAATTACAAACAAAAGTATGCAAAAACGGGTTCAAGTAAATTAGTTTTTCTCAAAAAAGATAAAATTAATAGCACACACAAATGGGTAGAGTATGCGTTAGATATTGTAGATATGTCTTCTATGTTAATGCAAACAAATAATTTAAAAGACAAATATACATTAATGGATGCGCTAGACATAGCACAACGTAAAAAAGATTGGCACTATCGTCAGGAAAACTTTCGTTTGCAAGATGCCATGCGTATTTTTGAGGCAGCAAAACAAATTGCCAAAAAATAATTGACACAGAGTCTCTATGCTGTTATAATATGGCATAGAGACTTTTTTTGGAGACAACATGTCCGATCCCTGCTATTATGTTATCAGTAGTTTAGAAGACCACAATCTTCGCACTAACAAAGAACAAATTATCCTGGCTCAAGCAGAAGCAGGTAACGATGAATTTTTTCATGGCTGTCGTCTTGCACTAGACAGTACAATTACATTTGGTATTAAACAAGTTCCAGAACGCAGTGGTCCTGATGGTCCTGGTGTTGATTGGGATTCATTTACCCTAGTACTCACTGGTTTTGTTACTCGTCAAATCACTGGCAATCTTGCTCGCGATACCATTGACCAATTAATGTCTAACTGTACTAATGCACAATGGAACGATTGGTATCGTCGTATCCTTATCAAAGATCTACGCTGTGGTGTCAGCGAAAAAACAATTAACAAAGTAGTGGAGAAGAAATATGCTGATTATGCTATTCCTGTTTTTGGCTGTCAGCTTGCTCACGATAGTGCTAACCATGAAAGCAAAGTCACAGGGAAGAGATTTATCGAAGTTAAACTTGATGGTGTTCGTGTTATCACTATTGTACACCCTGATGGCCGTGTCAATATGTTTAGTCGCAATGGCAAAGAGTTTGTCAATTTTCCACATATAGCAGAGCAGTTTGCCGCTATTGCAGACACATTATTAGAGCCTTGGGTATTTGATGGCGAGATCATGAGCAGTAGTTTCCAGGACTTAATGAAGCAGGTGCATCGTAAAAGTGACGTACAAGCCGAGGATGCTGTGCTACATTTGTTTGATTGTATTCCGTTGGTACATTTTGAACGAGGCACTTGGAATGCTACACAGGAATTCCGCAGTAATCATTTAACAGAGTTTATGAATCATCATCAAGATTCATTGCCTAATATGACAATGGTGGGACAAGAACTTGTAGATTTGGACTCTGAAGCAGGACAACGCAAATACAAAGAGATCAATGCACTGGCCATCGAAGGCGGCTATGAAGGCATTATGATCAAGGATCCTATGGCTCCTTATGAATGCAAGCGAAGTCATGCTTGGTTAAAACTAAAGCCTTTTATTGAAGTAAGTTTGGAGGTACAGGGTGTTGAAGAAGGTACAGGACGAAATGAAGGACGATTGGGTGCGCTCATATGCAGTGGAGACGACGGAGGCAAGTTTATTCAAGTTAATTGTGGTAGCGGGTTCACTGATAATGACCGCATTGACTATTGGACTAGTCGTAATACACTTTTTGGAGCAGTGGTTGAAGTAAGAGCAGATGCTGTTACACAGAACCAAGACGGCACATATAGTCTGCGATTTCCTAGATTTCTACGCTTCCGCGGATTTGAAGCAGGAGAAAAACTATAATGGGCAATCAAACTGATTACTTTGAAAAAATTGGATACAAACCAACATGGTACCTTGGAGATCGAGTGTTTGGTTATTGGAATAAAATTCCATTTATCGGAACAGTTGGCAACGACACAGTAATCAATCACACAGAAGGGCCGCGTATTAGTGTGCATTTGGATTTGCCCATCAGGTTTGACAAACAAATACATCATGTTATAATAGTAAAACACAGGGATATTAAGGCATTGCGTGAATACACAGATTAACGAACTGTATAAGGAAATATATGTATAAAACTATGTACAAAGAAGTTGAAGTGGATGTCGACTTGTCAGACTTTGAAACCGATGATCTAATTGAAGAACTAGACTCACGTGGAGCCGGTGCCACAGACTACGGTGATGGCAAAAGCATCTTGATGTCTATCTATGAAAAACGTAGATTAGGTCAAGACTATCAAACAGAACTTGAACAACTGATCTGGTTAGGTCTCGGCAAGTTTGTATGATAGCCATTATAATAGCTATACAAAATCCCAGCTTTCGAGATTGGAATTTTAAGAACATTCGCAATTGGTCCGGCAGTACTCCTTTAAAGAACAAGTTTTGGGAGTTTGAGCTGATAAAGAATGGCTGCATTGTCGAGATTGACTTTACTATAAAAACTCGATGCGATCATGCAGGCGCCACGCTCCGTCTGGGACTGTTCGGCTACAGTTTTAATGCAAGTATATACGATAACAGGCACTGGGACTATGAAAAGAATAGATACGTGATTTATGACAATCAAGGAGAGAGATTATGAAAAACTGGTTACGAACAAAACTACACAACTTTTTATGGCCAATGCAAGAGGCATCAAGGGATCCTTATGGCAGCGATATAAAAGTGAATTCTATTAATAGTGCTAGACATCACGGTCATAGTACATTAAGCAGTGCAACCGAACCTTTGAGATTTACAATATACAATGCTTCAGGAGGCAAAATTGTCGAAATCAGTCACTATGATCAAAAAACAGATCGAAACAATACGAGCTTACATATTATTAACAATGACGAGGATTTTGGAGAAAGCATTGGAAAGATTGCGTTCATCGAACTCCTTAAAAAAGGGTAATGCCGTGTTCACTGAAAAAGAAATAGGCCAAATACTAGCGGCACAGCTAATGGCCACTATTCGAAATAAAGAGCAGTCTTATGTAAGCAGTGTGGGTTCCCAATATTCACATTTATACGATCCTGGTAAAAAAATCATGTCAGAACTAGTAGAACTAATGTTTATCAAAGCAATTGAATGTGATTCAAAACGCAGGCAAGAAGAGGCCGAGCAACTTATCATGGATAATCTTAAAAAATGAAATGCACTACTTGCCGCCAAGAATATTCGATTCTCTGTGATTACAATCAAGGACGATGTCCTCTTCACAGACCTATAATTAATTCTCATTCTATGAGATTTTATAATCTTTTTCAAAGTATTAAAAATGTTTACAACAAACTCAAGACTAAAGTATAAGACCTATACAAATAAAGAACCTGGATTTCATTTTAGTCCAGATAATATTGTTATAGTACCCAGGGCTGGTTTTCAAATCGACGATAAATGCCCCAGGGAATATAAACTAATCATTGTTGAATGTATCAACAATGGATGGTTGAAGCCAGTAGCACATCAACCCGTACACGAACACTTTATGGAAGAACTAACAAAATGACAAATCCTTTTAGAGACCAAGAACGATTTATGACTGCCTGCGATCAAACAGTGGGTGAGTTTAATGAAGGGCAGTTTGCCTTGTATACTAATCTTATCACCGAAGAACATCAAGAATTACTAGAGGCAACGTTGTCAGACGATCGTGAGGAACAACTAGATGCACTTATTGACATTTTGGTCGTTACAGTTGGTGCTATCCATAGCATGGGTGCTGACGGCGAAGGTGCATGGAATGAAGTCATGCGAACTAACTTTGCCAAGATTGATCCCATAACCGGGAAGGTTCGCAAACGTGAAGATGGTAAAGTTCTCAAGCCCCAAGGATGGACTGCACCTGAATTGGCGCAGTTCTTAAAAAATTAATAGGGCCACGGTCCCCGTTGTTTTCTAAGGACCTGTGTTATATCGCCCGTTAAAGCATTTGCTTTAATAACAGCGTTAGTTGAAAAACTTAGACTAGGTAAAGCAGTTCCGGTTTGTGCAAGATAGCTACTACCAAGAGCAAATGCCTGCTGTGGAGTAACTGCATTACCGGTTTGCTTGTTAAGCTGATCTTTACGCAGTAACTCATTAGACTGTGACAGTCCTTGATTAATTACTTGTTCTTCTGTGGCAATTCTGCCATAGTTGTTGTTTGCCATTATCGCGGCTTCTTGGATTCTTCTTGGACGATCTCTTTCATCTGCGGCAATAAAGCCAGCGGCCCTATCCCATTCACCATTTTTATACATACTGGTTAAGTCAATCTTTTCACCTTTGACATAAGCATAACTGGCATCGCCTGTTTGATTTTGATAACTTACCAAACTGTCAAATGCGTTTTGTGGAAGTTTGCTTACACCCGCTCCCGACAGCATTGTCTTAACGCCTGATTCATTCTTTGTTAGATCATTGGCAAATAGTTGATTAGCTTTATCAGCAGTTACACCTTGTGTAAATAACTCCGGATTTGTAAATTTATCATTTCCTTTAGCTCTAGCAAGCCTTGCTTTAACTATAGGATCATCTCCGGTATACGGTTCTGCATTAGGATCATTTAAATTATTAATAGCCTGATCTATTGAGCCCGTGTTGCCGCCAGGAACGAATGGCGAAGTTAAAGAGTTTAGAACTGCAAGACCTTTTGCTTCTGCTTGAGTTGTAGCTACATTAGCCCGGGTTATTGCGTCGGATAGTTGTGAACGCTGTATCTCTGCATTTTGTCTATTTAACCTGGCAGTTTCTGCATCTGTTTGGTTGGGATTTGATGCGGGCATATCAGATACTTTGCTGGCAAATCCTGCACTTTGTCCTTTACCATCATCGTGATTAACCGGAGAATAGCCATTATTCTCCTTTATCTTTGCCTGTGCTTGTTCGCTGGTAACAGCGGCATTTACATCAACTTCTACAACTTCTGATACTTGTTTATTAATAGGCAGACCTTGTTCGTTTTCTTTAGGTTGTCGAGGAGTCTGTGCAGGTGCCGGATCTTTTTGCATTTGTTGATTTCCTGGGCCCACGGGATTTATACTACTGCTATGACCAAACCAAGGTTCGTGTTCTGGAACTGTGGAACAAATACTTTCGGTGACACCTTGATTAACTATTAAAGAATTTAATACGATTGAATCTGTGGTACTTGCTTCAGGTCCATTCATATGTATAACTCCCGCTGTTTCATAGTGTCCCAGCGAACTGTTGATATTACTGGATATCAAACTTGTTATAGTTGTATCTAGCCCTGCTCTTGTTCTTACGTTTTCGGCTGCTTCTGCATGTACATCTGCGCCAGCTTTGATATTGACATTCATACCAGCTTCAATATTAACATCTTTGTCTGCGTAGAGATTTAAATTCTCCTGTGTTCTAATGCTGATATCTTTGCTGCCGTAAATATGTACTCTGCCATCGGCGCTGAGTTCCATCCAGCTTTCGCCGGCTTTGCTGATAATATAAACATGTCCACTTGTATCATCTAATAATAGCTGGGTGCCGCTGGTAGTACGAAGTCTGATTAATTTACTGTTACCGTCTTTGTCTCCGTCATCCATGACAAATTGATGTTGTCCCGGAGTTAGTATACCCATGACCTTGCTTGGTGTTTCTCTAGTCACACTGCTGGTAGTTACTCCTCGAATGGTGTCACCTTCAAGACCCTGTTGCTTGAGAGCATTGCTCATTGGTTTGTGCTCTACGTATTTTTCTAAATCAGGATCAGTGTCTTTTCTATTCTTTGGAGCGGCTGGTTTATTTTCTCCTGTCAATGTATTTTTATAAGGAATTCCAGGAATACTAACTTGTGTACCTCGTTGAAATAAACAAGCAAACCAAAAACCTTTATCTAACTTTCCGGCCGCAAATCCAACTAATACCCTGGCGTCTAAATCTGGAGGTACTGCCCAAAAGCCATAACTTTTAATCGTGTCGTCATATTCTTTTACATTAGTGCCTTGATCATAAATGCTGGTCGATCCGCCGAATGGACTGGCATAGCTCACTCCTATCCAACTAGCTTCAACATCGGGATCTCCGCCAAATTCTTCGATCCATACCTGTAGTCTTCCCATGTGCTGAGGGTCGTCATTTTTCTTAACAATACCGACATATATACCAGGACTATTAGCAACACCTTTATTATTAGTATTGCCAGTATAGTTTTGTGGGACTTTTTTCTGTCCGAATGGATTCATTGGACCTGTCATTTAAATTCTTCCTCTTTTTGATTTTTTAATAATATAATCACTGGCTGAGCCTTTCCAATCGCTGGGTAATAATAATCTATCCTGACCTTGATTACCACTTGGCGGAACGCCAATGCCAAAGTTATAATATTCAGTTGTTCCCTTAACACCATCATTGAATGTTTCATACTTATTATATGTTCCAGTTCTGACATCGTAGCCCAACCCACCAGGATTGTTAACAGCGGCCGGTCCCGGACGCATTGTATTATTTCGTTTCCAATCTTCTAATCCCCCGCTGCCACTTTTTTGTAATACTTCTGCTGCCAGTGTTTCTGCTGGATATGGTTTATAATTAGAAATGCCTGCCTCTGCATATGATTCTGCCGATAATTTATTAGTATATTCAAAGTGAGCTTTGGTTTCTGCGATATATTGTTCTTTGGCGGCAGAGTATGCTGTTTCTTTATCGTACTGTTGCGGACGATCTGTCATGAGTTTTTTAGCATTTGCAACTGGGTCATTTACAACTGGAGGTGGATTATTTGCAATTTTTTCCCTATAACTATTTAAAGCAGTTAGTACAGGAGTGGACGAATTGTTAACATCGCCGCGAACAACGCCAGCGGCTCCCATGCCAGATTCGCCGGATAAATTATCCAGTTGAGCGGCACCTGTTCTTTCTCGTTGAGCTTGTAGTCGTAATTCGTTTACTTTGTCTGCTTCCCTTACATCGCTTTCTATGGCACTTGTCATAAACTGTTCAAATGTAACTTCACCTACTACCCCTTTGGGTAATATATAACTAGGTATAGTAAGATCTTTTCTTGCTTTTAATTTCTGAGTCCACTTACCTTCTTTAAAAGAATTTGTCACTGACCAAACTTGGTAGATTCCAAGAATTTGATCTGTGGTATTAAACAGCATTGTATCATTATTATCCCAGTCTGCTGTAGGCGCTTGACTATTAAAATAAAATAAATTAGCACCTTTGTAAAATTGCGCTTGGCCGTAGCCTCCCCATGCGTTGCCTCTAGTACCCCAATCTGGATCTAATCCTGGCTTACCATCTACGCCGCCAAGGCTATCTATAAGTAAATTTTTAATCTGTTCATCATTACTGCTGGAAAATTCTATTTTGTCTAATTGGTCTTTGCCCGCTAACATAACGTTGGGCATGCCTAACCAATAAGGATCTGCTATTATTTCTAACTCCAAGTCAATCAAATCTCTTGGCGCTAATAGCACCGTAAAGATTTTTTCCATTAACTTTTCGTTTTCTGATTTTGCGATGTCTATGTCTTCACCAATTACATCTGGTTCCATTCTAGGTCTTAGACTAGAATAATTAATAGATAAAATTTCATTGTAAATTTTCTTAAAGTCTACGTCTTCGGCAAACTTTGGAGACATAGTTTCTAATAACTCTGTTCTATTATTAATAGAGTTAGTCGGCTGTGATGCTTTTTCTTTTGCTCTCAGTACATTTTCTTTTTCAACAATCGCTTTATTAATTGTTTGAATATAGTTTTCCAAGGCGGCTTTTCTTGCTTTATCTGTGCCTTTTCTGTTTATTTCAGCAGATGCTACAATAGCACTTTGTTGTAATTCTTTAAGTTCTTTACGTGCAACACCATTCTTATCATTTTGTACATAAGGTGTTACATCTTTTCTATAATTTTGTACATTCATTGCTCCTGGTCCGGTTTGTCCTCGATCTGTCCATATAACTGGAAAACTGGGCAAACTATAACTTTGATTAAACTGTAGATCTACTTTAATAATATCTGTATTCAAACCTGTGTAGTTATGATAATATACTTTTCGCAATAGTCCTTCTTGAATATAATATCTCAGCTTGCTAATAACTTTGTCTTTGCTTGATTGTCTATTCAATAAGTCAAGTTCGTCGGGATACTGATACATGTTTGGCTGATCGGCTAAGAATATTAAAAAGATATGTTTTACTGCATAACGACCTCGAATGTAGTCAAAGTTTTTATTGACTGTATAAGTTTCAATTCTAAAGAATTGATATGGCTTGCCCATATTGTCTTCAATGATTTTTTTATTAGCTTCACTACTACCGCTGGCACCCTGCTTTTGTCCTTGCTTTTTACCAGGCATTAAGTCAGACACTTCTTTAGTACTCATCAACACTCTGTTAATCCAAGAAATAATAGTTGTTCCTGGTCGAGCAGTAATGTCCCATTTTTGTTTGCCTATTCCAAAGCGAGATAAAAACGATTCCTTTACTGCTGGATCTGCTTTGCCTTTACTGGTAAATGTAAAATTTTCTATATCCGGTTGTACAAGAAAGTGATACTCGTCGTGGAAATCATCTAGTGCCGCTGGATGTGGACCGGATTTAATTTCTCCGCTGCCAGCCTTTTGTCTTGCTTCTGCATATCTATATTCTTTACTTTCCAATTCTACAGATAATAGTTCAAAGAATGTTTTAACATTTTCTACTTGAATCTTAGTAGTATCTTTAATTGGCTGTACCAAATCCGTTTGACTGTGATGATTTGCATGAATGAACTTTAATACATACTCACTGCCTTTTTCACTGACACTGCTTTTAACGTCTGTGCTTATCAACATAATAGGCCAAACGTATTTAAAAGGACTGTCTATGCCAGTTTCGCTGATAAAATCTTCAGCAAGTATTTCTATCTCCAATAAGAATCTTGCATCTAAATGATTATCACAGCCTACTTCAAAGGCGGCAGCTCTTATATAATCAAAGAATGTAAAACCCATGGGTTCAAAGATTTTTAAATCTCCATAGCCGTTGTATGCTACACTGGTTTGAAAGTTAGGACTTACTAAATTGTCCCAATTGATCTCTCCCATGACAAATCTACCAGTGGCCGCAGTTTCTGAAATAACTACTCCTAGCCTAGGATCTAATTTGTTTACGTTTTGTGGATTAACAATGGTTAATCTCGAATAATATGTATCTGCCATTTTTAGCCGCCATCACCTAATTTATGTCTCGGATTTATTAATACACCAACATCCGATTTTGTTGGTCTAGGTCTTGTATTACTTCCAGGACCTGTTTTATTCTTTTCTTGTTCTCTTCTTTTGACTATGTCGTTGATAGCCGAATCTGGAGGTGGTGCAGGGGGAGTAGTAGGACGATTGTATCTGTTCTTATCAGGCGCTGCATCTTTAATTGATTCGTTTAATGTTTGACCTTTTTTAAACCCAGACACATCTGACCATAATTTGCCTGTGGCAGGGTTAATAGAATTTGGATCAACTGATTTACCTGCGGCATTGGCAGCTTCGAAATGTAAATGCGAACCCGTGCTACCTCCAGTGTTGCCCACATAACCTATTAATGTATCGGGAGGTATTCTTTCGCCTTTTTTCACAGTCATTTGATCTAAATGAGCATATTTGTAGGTATTACCAGCATCGTCTCTTAACGTGACAATGTTTCCATATCCGCTTTGAACACCATCCCTGTCAGCACTGACCACTGTCATAGGAATATTAGTAGTTATAGGAACTCCTGTGGCGGTTGTGTAATCAACTCCATTATGCCAAGTTCTTTTACCAGTTATAGGATGTATTCTCCAGCCCCATCCATCATTAATATAACCCATTAGTTAACTCCTGCGAGTTTTTCTAACAATGCCGTATCTCTAGGAACTAAAACTGTTAGTCCGGCTGTAAAATCCCAAATGGGATCTTTTATCAAATCTGCATTGGCTAATGCAATCATCCACCAATATCTACTAGACCCATATTGTTGGTAACTGAATAAATCTATTCTATTTTCGCATTCTGTAGGTACCACTACGTAGTCACCATTGACAGTAGACATTACCGGAAGTTTAGCTACATCTAAATAAAAACTTCGATATCGACTGTCACGTAGATAACTTTTTGTATCATACATCGTTCCAGAAAAATTATTTACTGCCATGATTAAATGTATCCTCGACTGTTCAACTTACCAGAAGCAAAATCTTCTAAATTAAAAGTATTAACAGTTTTATATAAATTCTGTTGCACTAACAATCCAATGCTTATTGTAAAAAACACAGGGAGATAAATCTCTTTTTGTCGACTAGCAGTAACAACTATTTCCGGAACTTCGCCTTCAGGAATGGCATTTGTTGGTACATTATTTTTTCTAACAGATTCAATGTCTTTGTATATATCACTGTTTGGATCAATTTTGCCTTTAACATAATCCACATCTTCAGGAAATGTCATATTAAATTTACTGATGACCACAGGAATGTTATCAAATACTTGATTGCCGTAGGCAAAGAATCGTAGTATTCTCGGCGGCAATCCTCGCAACGGATCGGTTCTACCATAATTCATCTTTGTATATGTACGCAAGAATCTCAGCGCATACGCACTTAAATTGAAATGTTCGCTGGTATGGGCACTGAACTTGCAGGTCATATTGATACTGGGATTTTCAGTTCTTCCATAACCATATGTTTGATAGTTAGTATGACTCATACCATAACTATCATATTTGACTTCTTGCCCGTATTCAATCTGAGGTGTATAAGGGAAATCCAATTTCTTAAGATTTCCCACAGGGTTTCTTGGTTGTAGATATACTGTACTCATATCATTATTTATGGTGAAATAATGTATAGTTTTAATGAAAAGACTTGACAGCAGTAATAAAAATGTGTTATTATTAGTCTATGGCAACATCACAAGCAAACCCCCTAGCAAAACAGTATCTTACTAACAAAGAACTGTTAAAAGAAATTCATTTAAGTAAAAATCAGTACAGCAGTTATTCCAAACCGGAATATTCTGACTACGATTTAATTCTGCCCAGTGTTGATAAGATTAATATTAGAACTATTGCTGATGCTAAACGAACCAAGGCACTACGTCTTAGTCAACTAGCACTGGCAGAAGCGCAGACAATTAATCCAAAAACTAAACTGGCAGAAGTTGAAATTGACTACAAAAAGATTTTAAAGACTGACGTTGTGTTTAGAATTATGACACACGATCATGTTCCTCTCGAACCTGGACGTAAAAAGACTCCCAAGAACCGAGGAGATCATCACAGCAAATGTAATTTTCCTCCATTCCAACATTTTAAATTCAGCACGGAAGATGGTGCAGGTAAAGACGATTTAATCTGCGTGGGCAAGAGTCACTGGAAAGGTGACATGGACACTGGAACATTTTGCCTGGACGGTAGCATAACAAAAAAACTAGCCAAGAGTTACATGTTACTCTGCGAACGCTATAGTATGCGCTTTAACTGGCGTGGCTATACTTACGTAGATGAGATGCGCTCTCAAGCCTTGCTACAATTATCACAGATAGGACTACAATTCGATGAATCAAAATCGCAGAACCCTTTTGCGTATTATACTGCCGCTATTGACAACAGTTTCACTCGCATCCTTAATATTGAAAAGAAAAACC